AAAGAATTATTATTATAATAAATATTCAACATGCAATCTATTGTCATATCCAGATAACGATGGTAGTCCAGTATGGGCTGTAACTACAAACTATAGAGTCATGGTTGAAAACAATGCGCTTGATGATTTGTATCGTATATGCGAACCTACGGAATATCATGAGAAACGTACAACATTTAGATTAACATGTGCAAGAGTACAAGCTGATTCATTTGTAAGACATAGGGTATTCTCATTCTTAATGGAGTCTACAAGATATTGTAACTACAGCAACGGTAAGTTTGATAAAGAGATAACAATTGTAAAACCTACTAAGTGGGAAGATTACGAGAAATCTCTATTAATGTTTACAACATCTTGGGAAAGCGCAGAACGTACGTATATGAATCTAATTTACAATGACGTTAAACCAGAAGATGCAAGAGATGTACTTCCATTACAGCTTAAAACAGAACTTATAATGACTGGCACAGAATCACAGTGGGAACAATTCTTTAATCTAAGAATATCAGATCATGCGCACCCTGATGCAAAGTATATAGCAGAACAAATAAAAGATCAACTATGAGAAATATAATTAAAGCTCTAGCTCACTCATTTCATTGGGTGACAGAGAGTAATAGACTAAAGCATATCCAATACGGATTCTATGCTGGTCTATGTGGAACAATATTTGCTGCAATCGGAGCAGGATTAGCAGCAGAGTATAAAGATAAGCAATACGGCAATGTATTTGATTGGCTTGATGTAACAGCAACTGTAGTAGGAGGTATGTTTGGACAAGCAGCACAGTTATTGTTAATGTTAGGAATGTATAAGATATTTAAGTAATATAAACCCAGGGTGATTAAGTTCATTCTGGGTTTTATTTTGCCTATAAGGGAGAACCCTTTTCTTTCTTTATATATTTCTTTCTTTTAGGAGAGGGTTTAGCTAAGCTTATATAGTCTATATAAACTATATATACTTACTGTACCCTAATCTCTTTTCTTGCTTACTTCTTTTCTCTATTAGAATCAATATCATGCCACACAAACTACTAATATTCACAAACGAGCTCATATAAGCCTCTGTAATCCCTTATAATCATTCAGGTGGATAAGTTATCCAGAACATCTATTATAACGCGTCAGAGAGCCTGTAAATAGCCTTAAATCGAATGTAGTATATTTCTCCTATAAAAAATATTTTTTATTTTTGTTTTACATGTACATAAACTCGGAACTAAAAAATTTTATTTTTTGCTTTGAGTGTATAGAAATGCGGAACTCCCCCCTGCCACTTCCCCGTGCTCGTTGCAGCAGGAAAGTACCCCCCGCACCCTACCAAGAAGGCAAACTCGATTAATCATCGTATTCGCTATGATACAAGTAATCGCATTATGGAGTGTGTTTGTGCTTGCAGTAATCATTGCAGGTGTAGCACTACTAAGAGCATCTCATGAATAACAGTAGTGAGATGCAGTGGTGATTAGGCTGTGTGATATTAGTGTTTTTTCTACACGAGTATATACACCAGCCTACTCATCATAATAGATGACAATTAGATAAAAACAAGTATATGTTAGGAAAAACCGTATTCTATCTTCGTGTCCAGGATGCGAAGAATAGACGTTACTGGCACGACAGCCAGAACTATGATTCAATGGAAGAGTTATTTGCTGCATGCAAGAGCTGGTTGGAAGAACATCCATTCACTCCTGTGATCTTTGCAAAGAAGGTTATAGTAATCCCTGAGTAATCAGGGGTTATTATACCTCTCAAGAAGCCATACTGTAACACCACTGCGCTCGCTTCGCTCGCGAGTGTTCGTTGCTACACAAATTGCCAAACGTAGCTAATCATAATATTCGCCAACAGCCATAGGAGGTTGTATGGTAGTATGTTACGACATAATAAACTACAAGATATGATTAAGCTTTGCGTATTTGTAGTTGTATGGTTGATCAACATATTGTTGACAGTAGAGACTATACGACTCATACTGTTGTCTATAATAGACCGCAGTAACCTGCCAATTACATTGGCTGTAGCAGTAGCATTGTACGTATTGATTACTACAAGTGCTAAGAGAGTTAACTCCTTGACTGATAACGCTAAGGAGGCATTGGGAATGGATTATTAAGGCGAGCTAATAACTCGCTTTGATAGCCCAAGTAGCCACACTTATCCTCCATGTTCCCTAACCAAGAAGCCAAACATAGATTATTCATAGAACTCGCCAGCCAACACCGATAAGCTGTGCACATGAACTGATTTCGGTAACCCAATAAAATTGCAATTAAAATGGGAAATTTGATTAAAGGCTCAGAATTAGGAGCCTACAAGACTATCGCTATGTCAGTTGGCGTAGCATCAAAAGAGAATCGTAACGGCGTTAAATCACGCTTCCTGGTTCTCGTAGTTCGTGACGAAGACTCTGCAGCAGCAAAGTCTAAGCGAATCATCTTTTGGGATGAGGACGTACCTGGTTTGATTGATAAGATTAAGCCATTTACAGCTCCAAATCCTAACCCAGTCACCAAGGGTTTTGACGTAGATATGAACGCAATGAATGCTGCAGATAATGCTGCAGACTTCGCTGATTACCTACGTTTCCCAGGCATGATTGAAGAGCAATATGAGCTTGCTAAAGGCCCATGTTATGCTAACAATGCAGACGGAGAACGTATTCTCGATGCCGCAGGTAACCCTGTAGTACGCAGCACAATTTCTGTGCTCACACAGGTGAAATTTATCATGCCTGATGGCTCAATGAAGTACTTCAGTGGCATGGATCCTTACTCTACTGGAGCACGTATGGAATCACGTTTCTGGCGTGAGGCTGTGAATGCTGCAAGTACGCAGAATGGTAATGTTGTGGGGGCTCCCGACATTCCTGAGAATCCTGCGCCACAGGCAGCACCTCAGACTCCGTTCTAAGTTAATATATAGCCTTTCTCGTAAGAGAGGGGCTATATAGCTCACAACACAGAACTATTTTCCTGTCTGTTGCAGCACAACCAATATTCTCAAAAGGGAGAGTATATAACACATATATAAGTGATTTCGATTATCACATATTGGACAAATATAAAAATAAAGTTATGGAAAAAGTGTTTAACATTAAAGTATTGGGATATGTCTTTGCATTCTTCGCAGGGGTATTATCAGTGTATGTAATGATTGGCTTGAATAAGAGTCATATCATCAGTGATTTAGAATACGCAAACTACAAAACCCTCGACTACAAAGAGAGTTTGCTAAAAGCGTATTACGAATACTACAACAGTGCAGAAGCAATGTTTGATATACTTCAAATTGAAGACTCTCCTATTATTGAAACAGATGAGGGATCAAAATATTTGAAGGCAAATCAAGTAGTAAAGTCTCTTCAAGACGAAGAGGCTAATTGCGATAAATACTAACAGAAAAGCTACCAGCTGTAAAGAGGTAGCAACCATAGGCGAAAAAGACTTAGATGGGAAGTCTCTGTAATACAGTTCTAAACCCATCACTTTTGTTGTTGTCAGCCCCTGTGTGAATAATAGTAACACTTATAGGAACTGTCTGGAGTGCTCACGAAAGTGAGAATATGCACATTAATTAAATCCTTGTGCAAGGTAAATGTATGGAAGATTTTATTATCTTTTCAAACACATGTGGTGGTAACACTGCAATTCGTAAATCAGAAATCGCTGTCATTCATGAAGGTGATGATGAAGAAGTAACTTCAATAGCGTTAAAGGATGGTATCGAATATGATACACACGAAACGTTCAATTCTATCATCTCAAAACTCACAAAGTAAGGGAGGCAAGTATTATGAGTAAATTCATAGTTATAAAAAACTATTATGGAACAAAGTGTGCAATCAGAAAAACCAGGATTGATTCTGTAATAGAAAATACAGATAAAGACGACGATGAGTTGACAACTATCTGGGTTGGAGAAAACCAATATGGTGCAGTGGAAAGCTTTGAAGCTATAATGGCTAAATTGGAGGAGTAATGGGACAGGCAGATTATTCAGAGTTCTTGAAGGCAACTGATGCAGCCGCAAGAAAGGTGCATAAGTCAAACGCTAAGCACCAAGTAGTTAATCATGTATGGAGTTCTGAAAAGAACAAGTATGTGAAAGTGAAGCGTTATCGTGCAAAGTCAGCAATGACTAAGCATGAAGAGCGTGAGTTCTTTGGTCATCCATTCACATTCAAGAAGAATATTCTTTCAATCAACAGAGAAGGAACAACACTGTTATTTGATAAGAATAACCAGCTCTGTGACATCCTTCCACTTATGGATGAAACAAAGGAATTTCTTGATGCTCATCGTGGTCAACCTTATGGTTTGTTTGAACATGAATAGGTTTGAATACAAAGATTGCAAAATGCTTAAACGTATGGGGTTTAACCACGATACGAGTAGTTATTTTGTAAAGGGAGTGCGCGTTATTGGCGCCGTTCCATCAAATTGGAATAATAACGGTGACGATTACGTATCATTACCGAATGTTGCACAAGCTATTGTATTCTTATATAAGAAAAAAGGCATTTTTGTGAATTGCGATTTACACATTGGTAGTAATGGGAATATAGTTGGATTTAAAACAACTATAACCTATACAAAAAATGGGTTTATCACATACAAAAATAACTCATATGAGATTCATGAAACAATAGCTAACGCTTTGTGTGCTGGTGTAAAGAATGTTCTGGAAGCTTTAAATAAGCTTTAATATGATTAAGCAAAAGGTAACAGAATATACCTCTCATTTCTTAGTAGAAACAAGATTAACTTTTACTAAGAAAGAAGCAGAAGCTTTTTATTTAGATAAAAATCTAAAGAGAAAAATAAATGCTATAATTAATCGCTATAAGCGAGGAAACATGGAAAAACGTAATTATTCTTCACTTGTGTATAGGCTTAAAGATATAAAAGATTTATCTTCGACATACATATGTGGTATAGTATTTCATGTTTATTATAACATTGTTTATCTTGATAGAAAACATATCATCCTGAATAAACAAAAAGCTTTTGCTGAAGAAATCAAAGCAAAAATCAAAGCAAGTATAGATGCTTAGTTCTATACAAAGTAATAAATTTTAAAACATTATCAAAATGAACATTTTAAAATTAACAGAAAGTGGAATAGTAGTGGTAACAAAGGTTGGAATTGGTGTAGCACTATCTGACAAAGTGGCAAACAAAGGATCATATCATATTCGTGTAATCACAGAACAGTGTGATAAGATTGAAAGTTGTGAGATCTGTGATAACGACATGGATCCAGGCAGCAAAGATTACCCAAAGATGGTCAAGGTGACATCTGTTGCATTCAAAGAGGCTGATGCAAATTGTGTGAGTACATTTGCAAAGTCACAAGAGAATGTATTGACAGAGGTTTTGGAAGCAGAAGCTGCAAACCTTAAGATCGAGAGAGCATCTGAAGTCAACGATAAGGTATTTGAAGCGATGCTCGATACTTCATATGAATCTTCAGAAGATGAGGAAAACTAAGGTCCATATACAAAACCAACAGCATCAACAGCGGAAAGACAAATCCGCTGTAGATGAGGTTGGGAATAAGAGATTTCGGTTATTCTTTAAATCTGGTGGAGCAAGTATTCTTGTAGCTAAAGGGTTAACAAAGAATGAGGTTTATATTCTTACTAAACAGTTTGAAAATAATCTCAAGAATTACGATTCTAAGCTCGAAGGAGTTTGGTTAAGCGTAAAATAAGCAAATGTAAGTGCTTGTCTTACATAACATTTAAAACATTTATCAAAAATGATTCCAAGTTACAATAAACCAAGTAACAATGATGGATTTGAGAAAGTCTTATTCATCTTATTTATAGCTATGCTTTTCTTCGGCATTGCTGTAAAATGTAGTGCACAGAAAGTGCAACAGAAAGCTGTGTATGACACAGTAGTGTGTGATCAAGCTTGTATTCAGAAATATGTACAAATTCCTAACGAAAAGACAGGGAAAGTGCGTATCTTTGCTGTATACAAAGATTCTAAGCACAATGTGAATGAGCTTATTAACGTGTCAGAAAGTACATATAATTACATTCAGACATGTAAAACCTATGGGATTCCTGCCCAATTAGGTATTAAGCTCAGAAACGGTGCTATCCAGAGTGTTATTCGCATTAAAACAATTATAACTGTAAGGCGATGAACGATGGAATAAAGAAAGGTGTAGCGGTGTACCGTAAGAATAAATACGGTCACCTCTACAACATATTTCTCGTTGAAGGTACGCGCGGAGATAAAATCCTTGCTAAAACCTTAAACGGACGTAAAATAACATTAGAGAGAAATGATTTTTATCCAGTAAAAGTTCCAAGTTTGAGAATATCAAAAGAGGAAATGGATAAAGTTATAGCTGGTGTTAGAGTCTTTAATCACAATATTACACAATCGTGGGTTGATGTAGTAGAAGGATTTAAAGAAAAACAATTTGAAATTATAAGACTAACACATGCAAATAGAAAAGTGTATGTGATGTTAGAGTCCATTAACAGATCTGTTAAGAATAAGATTGTGAAAGAAAGCGCAAATGGAATTCTAACTAAACAGATCTTTTCTATTAGATGCGCCATTTGGAATATCATATTTGAATGAAAATTCCAAAGCCAGGCCAATTTTGCACTATAAACAATGTAGTTTACAGGGCTTATAAGGCAAAAGATGGCTGTAAGGGATGCGCTTTCAACAACCTGTTTTCATGTTTAGGTATAATAGATGGGAAAACGGGTAGAGCTAAAATGGACTGCAAGTATAGTCATATAATCTTTAAAAAAGTATGAAGTTGTTAAAACTATCATCAGTTATAAGAATAATCATTTCAATCTTAATTTTGTATTTGATAGAAAATGGTACAATCGTAAGTAGATTTAATATTGCGATAATAATACTATGCTTTATCAAATTGACATTAGATCTTTGTTACATTGTAATAAACTTAAGTATCAAAGAGTAACCCCAAAGTGTAGAGTGTTAGCATAAAACTAATGCTCTACATGTACATTTAATGCAACCTACGCCTCCGAAGTACAAGGAGAGTACGACTGGTCCCAAGTCCAGGATGAAAGATGCAGAGGGGATGTACATTTAAGTGCACGCTTATCAAGAGCGCGATGCTGAGTATCGAAAACTCCGTGCACTACCAAACTTTTTGTTTTTATATAATTGTTATTTTGTTCGATTAAATGAGTGTTGTGAAACACCCTCCCATTCTTATTTGGTTTGGAATGTCATAATTGAAGTTTAGTTAGACACAAATGGTAATAGCGATTATCAAAAAGACACACTTGCTTGTGAAAGTAGGTGTGACATGGCTTTATAGCTTAATTGGTGAGAGCGCCCCGCTTTGGTGGGGAAGTATAGGGTCGGAGCCTATTGAAGTCACAATCCATTTGCATAACATTTGTAAAATTGTGATTTGCAGTATGCATGGTCTGTGAAGATAGTGCATATCATGGCCTATTCGTCTATCGGTTAGGACACAAGATTTTCATTCTTGTAAGAGCAGTTCGACTCTGCTATAGGCTACTATAAGTTTTTTCCAAGTTCTTTAAAAACTGGGCAATTAATTTATGTTAAATCCAATAAAACATTATCAAAATGGAAAAATGGATTAAAGGGTTTTTGGCAGCATCATTTATGCTGTTTGCAGCCACCCTTGGCTTAACTGCCTTAACAAGCTGCAATCATGAGAGTGGCAACAGGAAAATCAAGAATTCAGATTCTGCTTTTGTGGTTGGAATTGTTGAAAAGTACTGTCACCCAGAAATGTCTTCTGTTGACGAGGCTGTAATGCTTCAGCAACAGATGTCAATGGATGCTGATTATGAACGTGTGTTTATCAACATGCCGCCGAAAACATTAGAGGCAGTAGTTCATGTAATGACACACAAGAATAACGCATCCACATTTACGATCAAAGATATTGCTCAAGAGTATTTATCAAGTCAGAAAGTATATGACAATCTGCCTGGTAATGAGCAAGAATCCGATGTGGTCTCGAAACCAAAAGTGCTTGACGAACCCGATAGTATAGGAGGAGGAAAGTAGTATGGAGACAAGAGCTATCGTGATTCTTTATGAGGGAATTAAGATTCCTGAAAAAATGTTGATGAAACTTGCTCAGATTCTTCGTAAGGAGAAGATCGCAAGTGATCGTGATATCAATATTTCAGAGCTTAATCAGAGTGATATTTCAAAGACTTTAGCGAAAGCTAAAGCTGCAGAATCTATTACATTTAAGTATGTAGTAGAGAAAGATCCTACTGAGCAGGCTATGATTTATCTGAAAGGTTATTTCGGTGACGAGATCTGGATGAATCCAGTATTGTTTGGAGTTAACCTTATGGGTGTAAAATCCTCTCTTACCGAAGAGGGTAAAACCGCTCTACGCATATTGTGTAGAGACAACATCTCTTCAGATGTTTCTTTGAAGTACAACTTTACAACCGCTCACTTGACAGCTATTAAAGCTGTCGTAACATCAATGTAATGAAACACTATGATGATCACCATATGGTGGTAGAGAAAGAGAGTAAAAGAACAGAACGTGCAAGACATATTAATGCAAGACCATACAAACGTTATAAGTACAAACATAAAAACTACGAAGAGGATGTATAAGGTAGAACTTTGGAGCCGTAATTCTCATGGTAACAAAAAAGACCTGATTTCAACATCTTTGTATCCTACAAAGGAAGAAGCTGATGCTGCGAGAATAGTCTTAATAAGACTATCTCGTGGCAGAACGTTCGTACCAATAGATGCAGAGTGTGTGAAATTAGGCAGGCCAGAAGTGGCTATTTTCAACGAAACTAACTATATTGTTTGTTAGGATCGTTTAACATAATATTAATTTTTTAAAATCATTATCAAAATGGCAAAAGAAACAAAGAAACCAGCAAGCACTGCAGTAGCAGTAACAGAAGACAACGTGATGGAGCAGATCAAGAACGGCAACATCTTGGCTGAAGCTAACGTCAAAGCAGCTATTGAAGAGATTCAGAAGCAGAAGGACGAGAAGCAGAAGAAAGAGGCTATGGATATGATCTGTAGAGCTAAGTATCTGAACAACAAGGCTCTTCTTGAGCTTCGTGCACGTCGTCGTGAAGAGAAGAACAACAAGGAATATCTCACTGAAACAAAGAATATTCTTGATGAGGTGCTTGGTGGTAAGATTACTCCTACAGAGTACAAGAAGAAGTGTGATGATCTGCGCGAAGAATTCCGTAAGAAGAACCGCGAAAGCGATAATCAGCTTCGTGAAGAGATGCAGGAGCTGCGAGAGAGCTTTGAAGGCCGCTGGCAGTATTGGTGGGATTAATTATCCTACGAGTGCACATTAGCGTTGAGTTAGCAGAGTCTTAGAACCAGTCTAATGGAGACTACAGATAGTTTAAAGAGATTAGTCCAGCAGGGACATAGTTAAGAAAACACCATCAGTGAATTAACACTGACACGAGAGCCTTTGAGCCATGTGCAACGCAAACTGCGAGGACACGCTGTATAATATGTCCAATTATGATCAAACAATTACAGTATGCGAACCATCGAGTCGGTGCTCCTATTAAGAAATCCTCATAGGTGAGGTAAGTAGACACTGTACTGTGTATCAAAAAACAGATACATGCGAATTATACGAGAGTCTTGAACCAGTTATATGAAACATATTTGTAAGAAGCTTATAAATGCGTTTTAAAGCGTTTAAACAAGTCAAGTGGATTAGCTACCCACAAGATGCGTTAGAACGTCTTAGAACGCATGTAAATAGCTTTATTCAGGATCTTTGGGATTGATCACCTAAGGATTCACTAAGAAAGAAGCATATCCGTATGAGGTATACGACCAAGACGCGGGTTCGAATCCCGCCAGCTCCACTATAAAGAAATAGAGAGGAGGAGAATCTTGTAAGGGGACTCTTAATAGAGCAGTACGTAGATCAACCCTCCTACAATGGGGCTGTATGGTTTTGATTGGCGTGGAAGTAAATACACCTATTTAGTTAGGAAGGATACTGTATAAATTCAAATGGCAACTTTAACGTTGTTGACTATACTTGCGTAGCGTAAGTAATAAGTCAGGTGGATGCGAAACCTACCAAAGTGGTTTAGATTCGGGAGAGAAAGGAAACATAATATTAACAGGTTTTGTACTATTTCAATTCAGTGGGTTCGATTCCCACCTCTCCCACGATTATGAAGACAGGATATAAAGAGATGCTCCGTAACAGGTTACCTGATTACGTTGATTTGGCACTAAAATGGTGTAAAGTCAAAGAGCTTTGGATTAACCATGTCTATGATTCTCAGATAAATATATACGCAGATAAACAAGAACGTTATAATGCTACTCGCATAGCTCTTGGATTATCATCAAAAGAGCGTATATTTAAATTTGAGGATAGTATAGATTGGGTTTGGATTTCTGAAGAAGAAAAAGAAAGATTAAAGCCAGCTATAGGTTGGATTAACTTCTTTAAAGCAATCTTTCCGTATATTGAAAATAAATGGAAAGTAAATCTCTCGTTAGGTAAAACGGAACAGGAGTTCATTGATGAACTGTCTTCTGGATACCTAAAAACAGTTAATGATTCTGTAAAGAATAAGTTAGCAGTTTTTATTACTAATTATTTGAAAAAATGATTATGTATTTTCCACGTACCAAAAAGATTTATCTTGCTGAATACGTAGGATGGGATTGGAAAGTTGTTTGTTATAAAGAAGGATGTTATAATTTTGCATACAAATGGAATGTTATAATACCATCTAAATTTCATCATTTGATGAAAAACGACGATATTGTAAATCTATTAGGTTGGATTCATGAAAACATCGTAATGAAATTAGAAGATTTAACGTATATTACACTTAATGTATTGATACGAATATCAACGGGTCTTTTGAACAAGTGCGATATTGACAAGGATACAAAAATAGAGTTACATGACACAATTGTTTCTCAATTGAGAAATAGAAAATCCTACTTAATCAGTGAAGATTTACCTTTTTAGCTATAGATCATTGGGTTGGTCTATAGCTCCTATTGTGGTCAAGCTATATCCACGATGCGAGTGACACGCTTATAAATAGCTCTATTTGTTTTGAAAAATCCACATATTACCCCAGAGGAAGTGGAGATTATCAAAAGCGCGCAAGCTGGTAATATATCAGCTTTTAATAAACTTTTTCATCGCTACAAGGGATTCGTTGATACAATCCTATACTACTATCTTAAAGATATGGATGAAGCAAAGGATATAACTAACATTGTATTCTTGAAAGTTTATGAAAAACTCTCTCAATTCACAGACTATGACTCATTTGGAGGATGGCTGAGAATTTTAACAAACCGTACAGCAATTGATTACTTACGTAGCGTCAAGAACCACGCGAAACCTGTAGGAGAAGAAAGTGAAAGACTATCGCTTGCCTCTTCTATATCTTCCGATGAAGATGATCTTGTCAATCGTCTTGCATACGAGAGAATACTCGAAGAATTTGAAAAATTCCCTGCTCACATGAAGCAGATTCTTGAGCTATTCTACGTGAATAATATGACTGTTGTACAAATTAGTGAAGCTTTGAGAATCCCCACTGGAACTATTAAGTCGATTTTATCAAGGACTCGAAAGCAAATCAAAAAATCGTTTAATCAAAATTAAAAAAATGGACTTACTTTGGTTTTTCATTGGAATCCTTATTATCTTTTGTATCGGTCGATACAATGAGAGCAATAAGTTGTTTTGGATACTGTTAATATCATTTGTTGGTAGTTTTGCAGTAGCTACAATCATTACGAAAGTGACATCGTATGATTCTAATGGAGCTAAGAAGAAGGAGGTTCAGGTATGTAACCCCACGCAGGCGTCAAATAACGCATCAGGAGTATTCCTTTTGGCAGATGCTATGTTAGGAGACACACAAAGCGTACAGCTAAAACCTGCGAGTCAGGAAACGTACATGCCTGAATTACTTTCAATTGGCTTCAATAGTCCGCTCGTTAACAGCGGAATAGTTTACTCACCACTAAAACCACCACAACTATGTTTACATACTTCGATACTTCATGACATGTCATGAGTTAACAAAACAGAATTCAAGTAATCATTAACGTGATATTTTTCACAAGTAAATAACTTTTAAATCATTATCAAAATGAGTAAGAAGAATAAAGGCGGAAAGCCACAGTTAAAGCCAGCTAACAAAGCTGCAAACGCAGCTCCTCAGGTAGAAGCTCCAACAGTGGAGACTAAGAAAGAGGAGACGGTAGAAGAGCCTAAAGTAGAAGAGGTTCAGACACCAGCTAACCCAATGAGCGAATTCACAGAGCAAGTGAAGAAGGCTACAGCACGTGGACTTGATCCAAATCGTACAGTAGACTTGCTTAACCTTAGTCACTCTTATTTCCACGACCCAGATGCTGCAGCAGAGCGTTATGGAATCAAGAGAGAAGTGGCTGTTAAGATGGATCAGTGTACAGCTATTGGTGTTATGACTATGTTTGCTCAGGAAGTAGCTCTTGCTGACACCCCATGGTCTCGTACAATGCGTCCAGCGGTATTGGAGAGCATGGCAGAAGTTGCGAAGGAGATTGGTGTAACAATCAACCTCAAGTCATTACCAGCTCCTGATAAGGATGGTAACGTAACTATTACCCAAGAGAACGTGAAAGTCTCTGCGGAAACTAAGAAGAAGCTTAAGGAGGAGAAGGAACTCCTTGAGGAGAAGCCAGAATTGGATGTTAATAAGATTGAGAATAAGATGCAGCTCCGCAAGAGCCTTCTTATCTTCTTGTCTGAGCGCAAGGATTATCTCAACAACATTCAGAAGGCTATCAGTCTTTATGCAGCATATCTGGATAAAGAGAAGGCCGACGCCACCAAGGGCATGTCTCGCATTCAGTTGTTGCATAACCTTATCGAGCTTGTTGGAGAGGCTCCGATTGTAATGAATGGAATTGGTTCCTTTCTTTACACCGTTACCGCTACAACAAAGTCTCCAGTACCAGCCTTCTGTCACCTCAAGAATACGGTTACAGATCGCACCACAGGAAACTGTGAGTATGACAATCACTTTATAGCTGATGTTGTACGCGAGATCGTAATCTGGAAGGCTAACCTCAAGAAGGCTGAGAATGAGAAATCTATCGAGGCTGTAAAGAAGAATCTTGAGGTTCTCAAGAAAGATTCTAAGAAGAATGAGAAGGCAATCAAGGATCAAGAGGAGCGTATTGAAACTCTTGAGAACAACAGTAAGGTATTCAATGTAACAATCTCATACGTAACTGAGCCTTCTGCAGACGCTATCGAGTCTTTCATGGAGAAGCGTGCAGAGAAGGATCCAGTAGCAATAAAGATGTTCAGATCTCTTTCTGAGAGTCTTTATCGCGGCACTGATCTTAAGGGAGTTAAGACAGACAGCTTGCTCGCAAACATGAAGATGCAGGCTGGAGTAATAACAAACATGTTCCGTGATCCTAACATGCAGTTCGTAAACTATAAGGAGTCTGAGATTCCTGAACTGCAGTTCATGAAGGATGGCGAAACCGAAGAGCCAAAAGAGGAACCAAAAGAGGAACCTAAGGAAGCTCCAAAGGAAGAGCCTAAGACGGAAGGTGAGCCAGAAGAGACAGAAGAGTCAAAAAACTAATTCAGACTGCCAAAGAAAAGATTCGCGAAGTTGGTAGTCGTATTGGTAAGGCTTACAAAGTCTTGAAAGGCGAGTAAATCTATCAAAGATGAAAAAGTTAACAACATTTCTCTGCAGTATGGCATTCGCTCTTAGTGGCGTCTGCCTTGCTGTGAGCAAATCAGAACCACCACCATTACCTGGAAATATGGTGGTGCATGCGGAGCCGATGAAACCAATACCAGCTCCGTTTTTCTTGAATCAGAGTAACACTGAGAAAGAAGCTAAAAAGGACACTGTGTTTACACAAGTTGTAAAACACGATACAGTCCAAGTAACTAACACAAAATTCAAGTACGTTGTAAAGGTTCGTACTGAAGCTAAAGCTGAGACTCCGTATCTCCCAGCATTTAGTATAACAATACCGAAGGGGAGTTGGGAAACCTCCCATGATTCTACAAACGTAGTGTCAGAATAAAAGAACCGAGTGTATACCGTATATAGTCGGAGCTCCTGTATATTATAAGCTATGCGCTTAGTGTACAGGAGCAGCACATTAGTTCCATATAAGGTCTCATTAGCCTTAGGAACGAATTAACTTGATCCGAAAATATGTTAGCGCTCTCAAAGCGTGAGAAACCCAAAAGATAGGATGGAAGACATTTAAGCGTGAAAAACTTATTTGTATTAGGGAAAGTGTTGTATCAAACCCTATTCATATGGAAGTGAGAACCGTCTGGTGATGGAAATATGAGAAGACACGTAAGTTGTGAGTTGACAATCACACAATACTGATACCGTATCGGAAATGTATACTATGATACTATGTATATAAGAACGTTACACGAGATGAAGCTATAATAAGAAACCCCGAAGAATATAGTACATGGTATGGCTATATGAAGGCAAGGCCAAATCTATTATAGAAGTATCTACTAAAACCCAGCTCAGTGTTCCTCTACCACCAAAGTAGAGTATGAAGGAGTGAAAAAATGTATGGAGTATAACTATATCGTGAAAGGGATAATACCCACGAAGTATACCGTAACTATGCTGGCTATGTAAAACCCGACTGTTCGATTCAGTCGCCTTTTGGGTCACCTTAGGGTCCAGGGACGGGGTAAAACGCCTGATATATGAAGAAGTACGTCCGCCAGGCTTTGGTCGTTTATGCGGGATATAAAAGTAAAATGACCAGCAGGTTGGGCAATACCTGAATGCAGAAATGCTACGTGAAACGAGGCCGCGGTCAAAGTCTGATTTGAGTGTACACAGCTCTTTGGGTGGAGTGAAGATATAAGTGGTACAATGGGATGAGTTGATAAAAACAATTCTCCAATGCGATGATAACGTTACAATCATGGTAGCCGCACTCAGAGGCGATACTGGGAAAACTTTAATTAGGTAGACCTGATTCAGAATGCCATATTACCAATGGTAATGAAAGATCCGTCAACCTTCAATGACTACAAGTATTAGTGCTTTGCATTATATTTATAATATTATATAGTCTCTACAGAGTAGTAAGCTGGTATATTATATATGAGTAAATGTATAGCTTTAGATAAGTATTAAGAAAAGAGAGTTAGAGAGAAAACAAACATGTTAAACAAAAATGGATGTCTCCCGATAGATATACCCCTTTCGTTGTAAGAAAGAAATTGAGTCGGAAATCCGAGTGCCAACCGTAACTTTGAAATAATTATGCAGAATAAACTATACGATTCCGTCTCGAGCTTGAGTCGCCGAACGTAACTACTAATAGGTAGCAACGGACGGTATTGAAGCAGGACAGCAAATCCTTATAGATTTATAGAGCAGTTATCAGTAAACTGATGGGCAGCAACAGAACTTAAGTACGTCCTTGTAATAAGGATAGGGAGTTAGTGACTCATTAATACATCCTGTCTCGGTGTATTAAAAAGGAATGTTGTGGGTGACAAGGGTAATGATAGGGTTAAATTCCCGAGTGTTCGTGCACTGTCTCGAAGAAATGAGAGATTAAAAACAAATGAGGAAGCTTATCCAATAGAAGAAACAGCCGTAGTATCTGTGATCCCCCTGAAGGTGAGATAGTTCGATAATGAAACGCAAATTATGTATTCCGCGTATAAGAATGAATACTAACATAAGAGATAATCTGTGGTGAATTAACAATCATCGGTAGTTACTTTTAAGTATGTGGAAAGTACGAGAAGAAATTACCAAAGTTTTTGCGGGTCAATCGTATGTGGAAACTTACATCTGTATCTCAGCACTGTAACCCTCCGCGAATCCTGAATCATCAGAGACTTTGACGGATACAGAATAGTATACTTCACATATTGTTTATTAGAATTAAACAATGAATTACATAAATCATTGCACTTGATTGTGCACATTCAACATTCAAAGCTTAAGATAGCAATTTTAATGATGGGCTAAGTTAATCCTACCGTTGGATTCCCGTTACATGAGTTGAGCTTCACTTAGAGGAATATAGAAATGTAACAGTTAAAATTGGAAGCGTGCTTCCCATTAGAATAGCAATTGAAGTTGATTTTTTCGCAACATTCAGACCCAATGAGGCAGTAATGTTTTACTTTATAAAGCTGTATTTCAGCGTAAAACTTTATTATTAATTTCATCGTTGGTTTATCAAAAACGATGTCAAAAAGGATGAAAAATTATGGAAACTGTAAAAGCATCAGTAGTAGCAAACAATCGTAAGTCACTCTCAATCGTAGGCCAGAACTTTGGCTGTCAGTATTATCGCCCAGAGGCACGTCAGAACGCTGTTAACTTCGACGAGAAGAAGCGTAAGATTGAGCAGGATGGCAATGTTGAGCTCACAACGAATCGCGCAACAAAGCGCTACCTCGTTAAGGGTTATGACGTAGTGAGCATTCAGCTCGGTAACGACATCACTGGTTCTCCAGTAGTGTTCATCAACAAGGATGATCAGGCAAGTGAGGTAGCAATGCCAATCTCTCCAGATTTGTCTAAGGTTGGCCAGGTGACAGAAGACGCTGTTTCTAAGGCTCTTCGTGGTGACAAGAACATCATCTTCTCTGACGTAGAGAAGTTGGTTAAGCAGTGTAATGCTGCAAACCAGGCTGAAATCAGCCGTATTGAGAAGCTTAAGGATAACCTCGACAAGGAGTTGCAGTCTCTTCAGAATGCAATTGCTGGTAACATCAAGAAGCTCGATGATTACAATCACGAGATGAATGCAAGCACTAACGCTGCATCAGGTGTAACCGTAACAATCACAGAGGACTAAACATATGGAAAAGCTTGTATCTGATGCAAGCAAACTGTTAATGCAAGTTCTAATGACTGATTCCAAAGTGTCTGTAAAGATACTTGACAACGCAAATGATGTGGAAAAGTACAAGATTTGTACAATCCAAGATAATGGTACTATTGTTCTTGGAAAGACATCTGTGCGTTGGTGGAATCAGTTGTTAGGCTGTCAGGACAAAATTCCATTTGATAGTTTTGCTTTGAAAGTGTGGGACGCTTTGGTAGATTTATCAAGCGGCCTTAACAATAAAGCTATTCTCAATGGTTTATCTATTGAAGTAGTAAAGAAGTCAGTCCGTACAAAGGACTATGACTATGTTGCCCGTCGATTATATGATTGCTGGGCTCATGTTGCTCAGAAGAGCGAAGGATACCAAAAGGCTCTGTCTCCCGAGGGAGGCCCGGGTTCGGCCCAAGACTGTCCTGGTGGTACTTTCGCGTCCGACAAGCCACGTGAAATAGTAATCAACATCAACGGTACTAAGAAAACAATTCCTTTCATAGATAGTAATGGTGATCCACTGAATATAGGATTGGATTACGGATTTCTTGGATTTCGTAACTTGTAAGTGATATATCTGAGGATATAGAAGCATAATCCCGAGGGAAAATGCTTCATAACAAGCAGTTAAGAAAGAATAGAATGAAGTATGATGATTCTAAATTCGGATTATCGTTACTTGGTTATTTACAGTTATCCATTTCCCCGAGGGGATTGGGGTGTGCTTCCTGCGGGAGGCGCACCTCGCGGATTAACTTTAAGTAAACTTGGTTCGATTCCAAGCTATGAGCAAGTGTAGGTAAATGATCTCTCGAATTCATATTAGTTGTATTTTTAATTTTAATCAAAATCTAATTATGAGTAAGAATAAATCAATTGAATTGAATTCAGCAAAGATCATCAACATCCGTAAGAATCTTGATATGACAATTAACAAGTATTGGAAGATCATTCGTGCGGAAAACGTAATGGCTAAGAAGGCTATTGCAGCAGGCCAGGGTTCTGGCTACGACCTCAAGGGTTTGTACAATGAAATTACACAGATGAGTGAGAAGCGTATTATCATTAAGGGTATGCTTATGTTGCTCAATATGGGTATTACAGAGTTTAACTACGAGGAGTTTAAGAAGACCAATAACTATGCTATTTTTGCAGCTGGTGAAGCTAAGGAAGCTATCGCTCAGCTTAAGATGATTCATACCATTAATCCTTCTGAGAAGGCATCTAAGGGTAAGAAGCATATGGGTAAGACAGAATCTTTTACCTCAGCAAAGATTGCATCTCTCGTTAAGGAGAGTCAGTTGAAGGCAAATAAGTTTGACGCTAAGCTCAAGGAGTTTAACGACAATACTAACATAACATGTACTGATGATATTGTAGAAAAGTTCTCTATGGACTTAGCAGTATAATATCGGCACAAGTATATGGTGTACAAGGACCAGCATTTATGCGACAGTTCGAGGCTGTCTATACTTTCATTTTAAGGCCATTTAGAGGCCTTCTAAGGCGTTTTAATACGTTTCCAGGACAATTCACCGCAGAGGTGGAAATAGCGCCTTAGAACGTAACTATTTAAATCATTATCAAAATGGATAAGAATTTGCAACCAAACATATCAGACCCAAACGTTATATATAACACAGTAAAGAACAATCGTAAAGCATACTTGAAAGCTCACTTCTGTGTACGTTCAAAGAAACAACCATGGTATATGCTTACTAAAGGCAAATGTAAGAACTATGAAGAACGTATGAAGAGTTGGGGTGCCTGTGTAGATTACTTTGACGTTCCATCAGAAACTAAGGTTATGAGTGAACGAGTTGTTATCAAACGTATTGGAAGTGCAAACTTTATGGAGCGATTAGCTCAGCATAAGCTTGCAAAGTGGGTACGCAAAAACCCAGCACCATGTGATGAAATGGATTTGTTTAAGAACGAATTCCTTGAACCATGGAAAGAGGAGCGAGATAAAGCTCTTGAACATTTTCGAGATGTCGTAGTTTCGATATATGACAAAACAGTATTACCGTATGACCGCAAAAAGGCATTGATTGTGCCTATGATAGATATGGGTGGAGGAGTCTATTCATATCCAAATATGAATCCAATAACAATTGGTTATCCATTGTGTAAGTTTGCTGGAAAACGGTTTGTTAAGAAAGATACTGTAGTGGACGTATGTAAAGAGACACTTAAGAAAGTGTCTAAGCAGTATAACTGTAAATCAGTTGACTATACATACGAACGCAAGGTGTTGCTCAGTGTAGCAGCATAACAGTGCTGGTGGTGACACCCTTCGTCCCACCAACACTTTAAAAAGGAGGGTTGGCTGAGTGGTCTAAAGCGCTGGTCTTGAAAACCAGAGGGCGGTAAAACGCTCCAAGAGTTCGAATCTCTTACTCTCCTCTAACATTGGAGATTTAAGCCTAATTGGTAAGGCAACAGTTTGCTAAACTGTCAGTAATCGTAGCAATATGATGTATAGGTTCGAGTCCTATAATCTCCGCAATACTTAAAATCAATAATATGTTAACAATAGTATTAAGTGCAATACTTGGATTATTTATTGGTGTTATATTATTCCCAATAGGATTATTTCTTAGAGCAAGGAAATCTGGTTGGGATGATAGTAATATCTTTAATATATTTCATGTGTTGTTTCATTTAGCCTTACATCCTGATGATTTCACCAAGATGTATTACAAGAACGGAAAGAAGCCGTTCTGGTACTTAACAAAAGATGAGTTTTCAGAAGTCTTATATGTAAGACCATAGTAATAAATAAATATAAACAATATGAATTACGTAAAACCATCAATCATTCAAATCAAAGTAGAGAATTTTAATCTTATGTCAGCTTCTAATAAAGAAGGTTCAACATGGGTTAATGGAAATGCTACTGGTTGTGAAAAGCCAGTAACTATTGATGATTTGGAGAAGAGTGATGAGGAATGCTCAGGTAATTAACCTGAGCTTCCTTAACTATTATTGATTAGCTGTAGATGGTCTAAATATTGGTTCGATTCCAATATACAGCACATACGTTTACTTAGAGTCATTGAACCATGTTTATACGAAATTTTAAAGTCGTTACGTACGACATAGAGATTTTCCCAAACTGTTTTCATTGTACATGTAAGGACACAGAGACACAAGAGTTATTACTTTTTGAAATATCTAATAGAAAGAATCAGCTAACAGAGTTAGTTGATTTTTTCGTTTCTAAAGATATAATCTTTTGTGGCTATAACAACAAGCATTATGACGACGTGGTATTAAACTATATTATAGATCTTCAGAGACAATTGAGTCATAGAACCAGTCAAGAAGCCTGTAGGTCGTTATATAAGCTGTCTAAGTGTATAATAGAATCAGAAGACGGAGATGTAGAAAGATTCAAGAAATGGAAATATGCAAATAAATTCAACTCTATGGATCTTTTGACTATGCAATTTAGTTCAAAGTTAAGAGTAGGTCTTAAGGAAATGCAATTAACTATGCACTATAAAAACGTCCAAGAATATTCAGGTTCATTTGATTTACCAATCGAAGACTCTGATATTGACGAAATGATTGCATATAATATAAACGATGTTGAATCTACTACAGATCTATTAAGTAGACTTGAAGAAGATATAAAACTTCGTTTGTATATTGAAGATGAATATGGAATTCCGTGTTTATCTTTTGATGGAGTAAAAATTGGAGAATCCATCCTTGCTAAACTTTATTGTAAGAAAACAGGCGTAGATATAAAAGAACTCAAAAAAAATCAAGAGCCAGTTGAAGACATAAAGCTAAAGGATGTGATTTTCCCTTTTATACAATATAAAAATCCGAAATTAAAAGACGTTCTCGAAGATATGAAAAAACAAGTAGTTGATTCGCACGAACGCAAAGGCTATGAGAAGAAGTTTGTTCTCTCAAATTTAGGCTATTCTGTTGGAGTTGGTGGATTACATTCTATCAACAAACCAGAAATCTTCCGTCCTAACGAGAATGAGTATATTGGGCACAGTGATGTGGCGTCGATGTACCCATCGTTGTTAATTAAATACAACCTTGCTCCAAGTCGTGTAGGAAAAGAATTTTTGCAGGTCTACACTGACGTTTATAACGACAGAATTTATGCAAAACATAATCGACAGAAACTTAAGGACAAGACACTAAAACTTGCTCTTAACGCTGTAACGGGGAAAATGCAAGAAGAATCAAGTTGGTTATACGATCCATTTAACGTCTTCCGAATAAGAATCAATGGACAGTTGATCTTGTTTATGTTAATAGAACGTTTGCTGGAGTTAGATTGTAGGATTATACAAGCTAACACAGATGGTGTAGTGTATATAGCTAAGGAAGAGAATCGTAGTAGAATTCAGGAAGCTATTACAGAAGTAGAAGCTATTACACAACTTGTATTTGAAAGCAATGATTATGAAGCGTTTTATCAGTACGCAATTAATGATTATTTCGGTATCATTAAGGGATACTCTGAATCCAAAGACCCTAATCTGATAGAAAAGAAAGGAATGTTTATAACCGAGACCAAGCTTGGGAAAGGATTAGCACCAGTCGTAATTCCTAAAGCGGTTATAAATTATTTTCTTACAAAACAACCAGTTAAAGAGTTTATAATGTCTGATAAAGATATTAGAGATTTTGTAATTGGTCAACGTGTAGCTAAAAAGTTCGATGTATATCACGGAAGTGAAAAAGTACAGAGAATTAATAGGTTTTACGCATCTACAAACGATTATTATTTATTCAAGAGAAAATATAATGAGAAGTTAAAGGGTTTTGAATTTTCTTATCAAGGTAAGAAAGTTGATGTTAAAAAATATACAGACATAAACCTTTTGACAGAATCAGGAGTTACTATCTTGAATACGTATGACGAAAAGCCTATAGAGCATCGTCATATAAACTATCAGTACTACATTTCTAAAGCGAGTAAAATTATTAGTGAGCTTACGAGTGTACAACTGAGTTTGTTTGACGATCAGACTTGTTAACCAAAGAGTATAAAAGTATGATTATTGAATTAAACACAAAACTTCTGGATTATCCAGATAAACTAAATTTAAATCAATTAGTCTTCCTAAGTATGGTATTGGATAAGAATCAAAAATCTAATAATCAAGACGTCCGCAAAATTGTCAGCCTAATTAGCGACGACGAAATATCATACTTAATCGAACAAGGACTTATTACCTCGATAGAGAGAGGGAATTCAATTACATATCAAGAATCTGAAAAGCTTACAGCTTATATCGAACCAGATCGTAGCTATTTTGATCAGTTTTACGATATGTACCCAGTTTATGTTGTTCGTCCAGATGGAGAAAAAGTCTATCTTAGAACAAATAAGAATAAATGCAGAAATCTTTATAATTCCTATGTTAGTAAAAGCTATACCAAAGCTGAACATATTAACAAATGCTTAGTTAAGGAACTTGAGAAGAAAACCAAGCTGGGCAAAATAGGATATATGAAGACTATGTGGAGATGGTTACAAGACCATCAGTGGGAAGAAATTGAAGAAGAGATGCTAAGTGAACAGCAAGAGCAAAATACAGAGACATATGGAACAGAACTTATCTAATTTGATACGTCCTATGTCTGTAGTTGCGAATGAAGCTGTTCAATATATTGCAGGCAGACGTGAACATAAAATCGTCAGCTTAAAAACAAGATGGAATAAGTTTAACAAGCAGTGTATGGGTGGAATAGAGCCTAACACTGTACTTACCATTGCAGGTATCTCTGGAAGTGGAAAGAGTTCGTTTGCGAACTTAATTACCACAGACGTGATTGATTTAAATGAATCAGAAGATGTTATAGTACTAAACTTCTCTTTAGAGATGGTTGGTTTTAGGCAGGTTGGAAGGACGCTCTCAAATAAGCTAAGGAGAACGACTTCGACTCTGTATAGTTCTGAAAAGGACCTGGACGACAATACCTTCAGAATGGTCGTATCGGTAACCAATAAGCTAAAGGAGTATCCTATTTACTTTGTAGATAGTCCTACTACTCCCACGCAAGTTAAAGATATAATATTCCAATTCTATGATACGTATGTTAAAGGAACTAACAAGCATTTCTTGATAGTATACGATCATGCGTTACTAACAAAGCAAGTAGGATCTGTATTAGAAACTATAAGTGAGTTAGAAAGAGTGTTCATACAAGCTAAGAAGCTACCAATGACAAGCATTATACAGCTTGCTCAGATGAACAGAAACATAGAATCTTCTGAGAGAATAAACAATCCGACAAGTCATTATCCTATGAGAAGTGATTTGTCATCATCAGACGCTATATTTCAAGCAAGCGATTACGTTTGCGTTATACATAGACCAGAAATATTGGGCATCCAAGAATACGGTCCGAATCATTTACCTACTTCTAACAAAGTATACATACACATGTTAAAGAACCGCGATGCGGGAAAACCATGTATACTTGAATTCGAGAATGACCTTGCGTTCAATAATCTGATAGAAGTATAAGCGTCAATTGTAAAACATTTTAAGGCTGAAATTTTATGAATACATATACTTTTACAACTGGCAACAATAGTAACAACAATATTAAGAAGTTTTTCACATTTTCCTTTCTTAAGAAGAATAAGCCTACAGACTATTCTGAGGTTCTCGATGACCTTATTCTTGATAATCTAATGGAGACTAATTCATATCTCAAGGATTACAAGACTAAGCAGGAAGATGCAAAGATCTTCAAGGCCAGCACTGCTTCACTGAAGGGCAACGAGTTTGCAGAGGCAGCATCATTCCTTGCTAACTATGGCAAGAAGAAGACTTTCCCATTCACATTTGGTAAGGTTTACAAGCTCGCGGGCATTCCAGTTATCTTCTACGATGACGAGATTCAGATTGACCGTGACATTTACACATACGACGACTTCGAGAATCTTGCATTCTTGAATACGTTGAGTGCTCCAAAGAAGAAGATCATTATTGATATTTACACCAACAGTCACAATATCAATATTGAGATTAATAAATAATCTAAAACCTAAGAGTTAATGATTACATTACCTACATCTAAAGTTCCAGCAGTTTCAGTTAATCCACGTTTCTTGATTATCTATGGTCGTCCAAAGTCTGGTAAGACATCAGCATTGGCACAGTTAGAAAATAACTTGATCATAGACTTAGAAGGTGGTTCTACATTCATTGATGCTATGGCAATACAATGCCGTAACATTAGTGATTTAGGAGAAGCTGCTCAAGCCATTAGAGCTAAGAATAAAGAAGTAGGGCATAATTTCTATAACCGTATTACAATAGACAACGCTACTCGGTTAGAGGAGATTTGTTTAAGTTATGCTGCTACTTTGTATCGTCAAAGTCCAGTTGGAAAGAACTGGAAGGGAGACGATGTTCGTACATTACCTAACGGTTCTGGCTATTTCTATATTAGACAGGCAGTACGTAAGGTAATTGACATGTTTAAAGAGTTATGTGACGAGTTCATATTGGTCGGACATGTTAAAGATGTACAAATTGATAACAACGGAGAAGAGCTGTCAGAAATGGCACTTGACTTAGTTGGAAAGCTTTCTGCAATTATATGCGGAGAAGCTGACGCAGTAGGTCTTGTTTACCGAAAGGGAAATGAGACTCATATAAGTTTCAAAGGAGGAGATGGTTCTATTAAGGAGGCCCGTGCTCCACACCTAAGAGGACAGGATATAGTCATCGCCAAAGGAAACGATGATGGAAGCATAACAACCTATTGGGATAAGGTTTATAAGGATTAATCCCTATTATTTTAAGAAGTTATAACTCAATAAAATTAAGAAATTATGTATAGTACAAGTACAGCTGTTACAAATAATAACGAGTCTAATGATTCTTATATGCCAGTTGGTATTAACGAGAACGTTTTCTTGAAGTCTGTAGAGGCTAAGAAGTCTCCAAACGGTCATGATTTTCTTGAAATTACATTCGAGAATAATGAGGGTAAAACTGCATCTATGACAGAATGGAAGAACGAAAAGAGCATGTGGGTTAAGACCGACGAAGATTTACAGCGTCGTGATAACTTACAGTTTGGTCGTATCATGCAGATTATCAACTGTTATTTCCCTAAGATTGAAGGTGAGTTTAGCACTTTCAAAGAGATGATAGATTGGGTTCAAGCAACACTCTCTCCTATGGTAGCAACAAAGAAGGCTTTACGTCTGAAGGTTGTTTACGATAAGAATAACTATACTCAGGTATCTAAGAATGGTATCTTTGTTGAGACTATGGATAAGGCTGAGACAGAGATTAAGAAGTTCTCTCGTGACAGTTTTGAGCGACAGGTAGTCGCAGATGTTGAGAAATCAACAGATCCTCTTGCTTCAGCTACAAACGCTGATAGTACTCAGGCATCAGGTAGTGACGACCTTCCATTTTAATGGTAAATAGTCACTGGTGGATACATCCAAGCAAGCTTGGTGCAGAATATGATTTACGTGAGTGATGTCCGTATTTCTAGCGACGCCAAGACAGTTTTGAGGTTCTGTAAAAACCTCACACGGGATGTATGGTAATATGTTTCATTGCCATAACTTTTCATATAGGAGGTTCGATTCCTCCTCATCCCACTATAAGACCTAATTTTGCCAATTAGGCTTGGGTGGTAAACTTAATAACCAATGGGAGCATACTGTCCATAAACAAAGTGTATGAAGCGCTAAGGAACAATGCGTAAACTATGTTAGGATGCTGGCGAGCTAATTGTGTAGTTGGAAAGGTTAATAGAACTTACATGAATACGTAGAATCAACAGACTATTGATTCGATAAAATCGAACAACAATGACGTGTAATAAGGTTATTCCTACGTTAAGTATAATTTTTGCTCTGATACGGAGAGGGAGCGTTCGATTTAAGGCTATTTAGGAGCGATTTAAGACGTTTAAGCATAGACTTTGTGTAGTTGTTAAGAGAAATGGTTTGAGACGCTTAGAACGCAAATAAATGGCCTATTACGAGATGTGTTAACTGGAAGTTGATATCGCTTAATTGAGTTAGCTAAATGCTGAGGTGGTTCGAATCCGCCCATCTCGACTAAAATTATTACTATGGAACGTAAATACTTTGAAGAAGAGGTTTTAGATTATGCAAATAATCGTAAACCTAAAAGCTGGAGAGTCGGACAAGCTGTATTTAATTATATAGATAATCAGTACGGAGTTGCTCGAGATGTACAGTTTAAAGACAATGTAGATTGTTTTTATGATGATAAACTGATTAAAGACTTTCTAAGACTATCCTATAATAGGATTCGTAAAAAGAAAGGTTGGTAGAACCTTGGGGTATTTTGGAACAAGCATGAGTTCGATTCTCATGATACCTACACTAACAAGAACTTATAAGTCAAATGTATAGTACAAAAACAGCAATTACAATGAGTCTTAAAGACTTGTTGTCTATGTTGGATGATGAAAGTATCTATACATACTACTTAGGTAGTATAAAAATAGGGAAACTTATCAACAGTCCATTAAGGAATGATGACAAGAATCCCTCTTTTGCTATATTCCGAGGTAAACAAGGTGGATTATTCTTCAAGGACCACGGTACTGGAGATGGAGGTAATGCTCTAAAATTCGTTAAGTTAATCAAAGGAATAGAAACAAGAGAAGAGTTTGAAAGGGAATTACTGAGAATAGTTCGTAAAATGAATCCTAATATGTCCATACGTCAACAGACTTACACCCAAAACGTAAGTAATGTTATGGATATAGGAATCGTTAGACAACCGTTCACAGATATAGATAAAAGATATTGGAAACAATTCCATATCTCACTTGATACGCTAAAGAGATATCAGGTGTTTAGCATTAAATACTTTCTTTGTAATAGAGTCGTCAGAGGAACCTACAAAGAAACTAATCCTATGTATGCATATAAGGTATATGATAGATTTAAGATTTATCGACCTTTAGCATCCAAGTATACTAAATGGCGTACTAATTTGACGAATGAGTATGTTCAGGGGTTAGCCGAGTTGCCTAAGGATGGAGGCGATCTCTTGATAATCACAAAGTCTTTAAAAGATGTTATGTGTTTATATGAGATGGGTTATAATGCAATCGCAGCTTCAAGCGAAACAACATTTATTCCAGACAATGTTATTAAATCGTTGAGGAGTAAATGGAAACATATACTTATACTATATGATAGAGATCAAACAGGAATGTTGAGAGCTCGTAAGTATAGTAAAGAGTATAAATTTGATGCTTTCTTCGTTCATAAGAAGTTTAAATCGAAAGATATATCTGATGCAGTAAAAGCTAATAGTTTTAATACTGTAAAAGATTGGCTTTCACAAACATTAAAGAAGTATGATTGAAACATTGATTCTGGCTATTTCGTTCGGAATAATTGGAGGTATGTTAGGGTTTACTCTAATGTACAAAACATCTCCAACTATAAAGATGAAGAATGGTCGCATACGATATATAGAAGGTAACGATACAGAGTATGTAACGGTATCTGATAAGAGTGGAGTAGAATTACTTAATGCAGGATTTGCCAAGAATAAAAATGGTGTAAACTTTGTTGAGTATGCCACAAAAATCTAAAGGGAGAGTTAGGAATGCGACTAAGGTCGATAAGTATGGTTTACACTTTCGTAGTAAGCTCGAATGCTATACTTATGAAGCTTTTATGAATGCTGGAATACCAGTAGAATATGAGCCAAAGCATTTCACTCTCTTACCAAAATTCGAGTATAATCAGGAGAAAATACGAGCTATGACATATCTTCCAGATTTTATAGGAAAGGGATTTGTAGTAGAATGTAAAGGCCTGATGGGTGATAGTTTTCCATTACGATGGAAGTTATTCAAATACTACTTGAAACAACACAGAAGTAAAATGAAGTGTTACCTTGTGAGAAATCATAAGCAAGTAGATGAAATGATTCAAGAACTTTTAAGTCAAAAAAATTATGGAAAAGAAAAACAATAAAGGTAAGTTTATAAAGGTAGGTAATAGTATTTCATTTAAGTTTAGTACTGATGGATTAGACTATGACTTACAGCCTGGATCAGTTTACACAGTAAGCTATGACAGGTATGAGGAAAAGCTTACTTTATCTGAAGCACCAAGTCTGAAATTACCAGAGAAGGTGTATTCAAGTGAAAGTGATGATAAGTTTATGAAAAAAATTCTTAATCGCTTTCAGAAGTCTAAAGACGAGGTTACTGGTGTCATGCTATCTGGACTTAAGGGTTCTGGTAAGACAGTAATGTGTAAGAAAATCGCTTTGGACTCAAATCTTCCTATCATCTTGATAGATAAGTCACTTTACCCAAGTGTTCTATGTAAGTTGTTTAATTTGCTCGAAGATGTAGACGTCTGTGCAATTATTGACGAGATAGACAAACTTGGCGAAGATTACGACGACAGTTATCTTTTGAAGATTCTCGATGGCATTAACTCTTCTGGTAGAAAGTTGATGCTATTCACATGTAACAATGATGACATGATTAGTGAATTCCTTATAGACAGGTGTTCTCGAATCCGTTATTGGAGAGAATTTGATGAGATGAACAAAGAGTTGATTAAATCTATACTCGAAGATCGTCTTAACGACAAAGATGAGGTTAAGTCTGTACTTGATTTCATTGTTAGTCGTTTTGGTTGTGTTAGCTTTGATAATGTAAGTTCGTTTGCTCAAGAGATAAACGAAAATCCTAAGGATACATTTGAAGAACTATTTAACGATATGAACTTATCTGTAAAGTAATATGGAGATAACTGTACCTTACTACGAGGACATGACTCGTATAAGTAACTCTAACATAGGCTGGTTCTTGAAGAAAGGGCCAGCCTATTTACATTCTATGCTAACAGGTAAAGCTGAAGGCGAAACAGGTCGTCAGTTAGCTCGTGGAACTATGATTCACGAATATCTGTTACAGCCTGAAGAATTCCATAAAGACTATGTTGTGTGGGATAAAAGTAGACCTTCTTCAGCACAGCAGGAGAAGTTCTGTCAGGAGCTTGCACAGAGTGTTGAAATAGAGCCAAATAAAGCCGTTATAAGCGCATATCGTGCGTCGTACAAGGGTTTACCCAAGTCAGACGATTTGGTGCTCCCTAAGGCTCTTAAAATGGCTGAGGAGTACTCTGATTATATAGAGTACCTTAAGATAAATGATAATCGAGAGATTATATCTCCATATGACGCTAAGATGTTAATGGAAGTAGCTGAGAATATTCAGAAACATAAACTTGCGTCTAAGTTACTTAAGAATGAGTATATTGGACAAGAGGATGAACTGCACCATGAATTCCATATAAATTGGAGCATGTGTGGAGTTAAATGTAAATCATTACTTGATAGTGTTCATTTTGATTTTAAGAATAAAGTGTGTACTTTGATGGACTTAAAGACAACTGTAAATATAGGTTGTTTTGAAGAGTCTATGAATCACTATGACTATTTAAGGCAATTGTGTTTTTATAAACACGCCTTAATGTGGTATATCATAAATGTATTGAAAGAAGAACCAACTGTTGATTGGGAATTCAAGTTTTATATTATCGGTATAGACACAACTGGAAGTAATGAAATACGTGTTTTTGAATTTACTGAAATACAGGTTAATAGTAGACTAAGTACTATTATTAACGTGTTAGACCAAATACGCTGGCATCAGGCTAATAACAAGTGGGAACATACACTTGAGTATTATACTGGTGACGGAAGTGAAAAGTTGAACCTATGAGTCATTTTGAAAAGATTTTGATACCATTCCTTGATAAGAATATGTATAAGATAGACTTCACAAGTTCTGCAGGATTTGTAGATGCTTATGAAGACGATGAAGATAGTCCAAATGATAATAGAAATATATATCTTATGTACGATATGAAGAAACATAACTTGTATACTCAAAGTAGAGCTACAAGATTTGAACTATCTTCAAACTTATTAAAGTCTTATACGAAGATAATAGATAATAAACCATATTTAATCTATTGTTTTCATGTCAAGCAAAAGTATAAGAAATTATTCGACGGTATAATAAACTTAACGCATGATGAAAAGATCTCAATTTTGCAATTTTGGGGGTCTTACGATGATAGTGTTAAGTTTGCTCTTGCTAATCCAGCTATTCAGTTCACTGGAGGCAAGAGCATACCTGCCGAAGATTATATAGAACAAACAAAGGGGATTACCATACAGAAAGCTGTATAGTAGTCCCCTTTTATTTTTTTATTACTTTATCTATTATCCTGTTTGTTGCAGCATTATAAACCGCCAAAATCATCAAATCCACCCATGTCGTCAAGATTTCCAAGATTACTAAAATCGTCAAGATCCTAATCGCTTCGCGGACTTGTACCTTTCTTTTTATTCTGCTTCAAATCTATTCCGTATAAATCCATATACCAATCTATCATATTTCCATAGAAATGTCTATTAGACTCTATACCATTTTCAGTGAAACTTGTAACAAGGTTATCTGGCACACCAAATAATTTTGACCACAACTTTTCTCTTTTTGTAAAGCCTTTGTATTTTCCTTTCTTTTTGATAACCTAATCCATCTCTGGATCACCTGTCAGCTAACCAACTGTTAATCCATACATAGAATTACTAATATCGTTGAAGCCACTATTTAACACAGACATTTCGTGTACAACGTCTACAGCTTCAGTAGGACTTTGACTTGATATCTTTGATTGTATGGTTCTAACTTGCATAGCGTCAAGTGTACCTAAATACAATTTTCTACCAATATAATCTTCTTGAAACCATCTTGGAATATCTTGAAGGTCGTCTGGTCTCTAATGATGTTTATCGCTACTTAGTATCATATTAGCCTCCGAATAGTCATGATACTTCTTGTAAGCTAAAGTGATACCAGTTAGAACAATTAAGAACGCAGACATCGCTAACCATGAATTCTTATCAACAACTGATAATTTCTCATTACCAAACTTATTGAAGTCTAAGGTAAATGCATATTTTAGTTTATTAAACAATGTTTTTATAGTTCTAAACATTCCCATAAACTGCTAATCCTAAGACGTTCCAGTTTCGTAGTTATACGAGAAAGCTCTACGTCTTTGCTCCTGTGTCTTCTTATCAAGAACACTCTTACCACTAACATGTTCTTTATCTCCACGAATAGATACATCGTCTTGACTTGTAAATGTTCTTATTGACACATCATCTGAACCAGCTAACAAGTTCTAAGCTATCTGTAAAAGCCAGCCACGCATAGCTCCCATGTATTTACCGTATTTGTCATCCTTATACATAGGTCTATCATTTTCTGGGTTTACACCATTTATAAGGCCTTGTCTTATCTATGCTTTTGTGTAGACGTTTCTTGCTTCAAGCTCATCAGTAACATACTATTGATATTGAGGTTTAACAGTTAATTGATGCGTAAATACATCAAACTTATAAGCATTTCTTAATGTAGTTAAACATTTCATATGAGCAACAGCTCCTTGTGATTTTGTTCTACCAGCATTCTTAAATGCATACATTAACTAATATCTTGTATAGAAACCAGCTGGTACTTTATCATCGCCTTTATAGAATCTACAGTTTGACAAATACTGTGATAGCAATATACTGTTGTTAAAGTAGTCTAAAGCCTAAAAACCTAACATTAAAGCAGATCTGAAAGTCCTAATAGTTCTACCTGTATTTATATCCTTAAAATACTCTCTAACTCCACCTTGTGTTCCAAATCTCTACATTAAAGCAGATTGTTTGTTGTTTGGTAAAGCCATACCGTAGTTAAGTATTTGAGGTATTTGATACATAAGACATCTTACAGCAGCGTCAACCATATCTCTTGGTGTTGAATACTTACAATTAAAAATATCCTGTATCTGTCGTGTTATAGAGTCATACCATCCAGTACCGATAGACATAAAGTTAAAGGCCAATATGTTTAATGTAAACAGATTTGTTAAAGAATTTCCTATCTTTTTCAATATAGTCTTTCTTTTGTTCTGAAGTGTATTCTAATCGAAATCAGATCTGTTATCATAAACATGAGCATCCATCATATGTTTGAACATCTTAGATGAATTCTTAGACGATGTATATTTGTATGTATTACCATACTAATCAACACCTCTGTTCTCATCGTCCATAGCCTACTGATATGTTTCTATTATAGGTAATATCTCTGACTTGTGTTTATAGTTAGAAGCTTGTATCATATAAGCTATTGTAGCCTAAACTATATCTTCTGATATGTTCTACTGGTTTTCAATATTCTCAAAACGTATATTCAAATCATTTGCAGATGTTGTACCATCAAGCTGTAACCTATATTCATCTCTTGATCTAATATAATCATCATTATTGTTTATATCAGTCCAAGCGTTCCACATATTCTTCCAAGTAGTCTTTAAACCTATGTTAAATATGTTTGAGAATATCTAAGATGCTGTTTTACTCTATAATGCAAACTTGTAAGACTTATACTATTTACCATATATTTCAGCTCTTGCATCATTTGTAGCCTATAATAATAAGTCGTACAACTATTTCATCTGAGTATCTTTCTCTAACTTTTGATAATCTTTGTTTTTATAAGTTTCAAGCTTAGGCTACTCAGCTTCATGCAAATCATTATCATAGTTCTTGTTTATAAGATTTATAGTATCATCAGCATCTGATTTTTTACTAAATCTTCCATTAGGAATAACCTTAAATCCATCGTGTGGTAAGAATACACTGAATATACTTAATGGTTCATCAACTATCTATTTAACACCTTTTCTTGTTCTTTCACGTTTAACAGTAAACATGTTTGTAATTATATCTCTTATCTACTGTTCTGAAGTAGCAGATATTCTTACAAGATCTCCATTTTCATCTGTATAGTTCAATATCTCACCATCGTTGTTTAAAGCATAATCTACATATTGATCTACAACAACGTCAAACCAAGTCTTAAAATATACAATCTACTAACCCTCATCTCTTCTGTCGTTTAGTTTTTGTATAGCTAAATATTGTTCTTTTGTATACCATTGACCATTAGTTCCCTAATACATACCATTCTTCTGGTATGGAATTAAAACAGACTACCCTTCTTGACCAAGTATTTCTGCAACACGTTTAGCATCATCTTTATCTAATCCGACTTCTGAGTCATAGTAATCCTACTCAGCTTGTTTATATCTCAACCAGAAATCTGTATTTGTTGAGATCTTCTTAATATTAGCACCAAGAGGATCATTTTCAGTTCTAACAACTCTCAATAAAGAATTTCTTATAAGCTGAGCTCTTAAATCGTGTTCAGAGAATGGCAAACCTTTGAATATTCTTGGATCTGCTTTATATGTAGAGTTGAAATATAAGAACGAATTTCTCTTAGCTGGATCTTCTATCTTATCAGCTTCTTTGTAGAATGCTTCTTCATCATAATCAGACTCCATATGCTTCTACAACCAGTTATTCCAAGCCTATATTTCAAACGCAGTACGAATTTCATCTTCTGATTTAGGATCACCTATTTCATCATAAGGCTGAGATAAATCATCTAATTTATCCTACCATTGCTTTAAAGATCTCTGTTCGTTAATTGATAACTACTCTGGATGAGAATAACCAGTTTCTGGATCAACAGTCTTCTTTAAGTAAAAGTTTATATTTGACTGAATATAATCCATCTTCTATATAGTTGAAGGTCTTAATCCATGATTAAACTATGTATCTGGATCTTGATAATTATAAGGAGCACTTAATCTTTCTAAGTAATACTTTAACGTGTATTGTCTTTCGTAAATATTATCCTTTATAGACTCTACTTCTTTTAGATACTTTATAAATATAGACGTTTCGTAATCATCTTCATCATAAGCGTTTCCTCTATCAGAGCTTCTTACATACGTATTAAGATCGTCATCCCATATATAATGAAAACCGTATGTCTTATCAAAATACTCATGTAGTTTCTAAATCTAACTCTAAAAATCATGAAGAGCCTATCCGTAGTTTCGTTCACGTATAAAGTTACCGCTTGGGTATTTACTTCCGTTCTCGTCAACGATATACTCTATCATCTTCTTCTACCAATTTGGACTAAGAGAATTAACAGGGTGTCTAAATATTGAATTTAGTTTGTAATACTATGATAATATCTCATTAATCTTTGGTAAAACCTCTACACGCGTTTTATGTTCAGATATTTGTATCATATGGAACACCTACTTGATAATAGGATTATCAACCTATGAATTATTCATTACAAAAGCTTTAAATGAAGATATATCTTCGTGCATCATATTTCTATGAAGCCAGTCTTTTAGAACTTCTTTCATAGTTTCTTTATCCTAATTCTCAGCAGTAACGTATTCATCAACATACTTATCAACCAACTTGTCAGATACAGTATATAGTGCACTCTTGTACAACTTATTAACATTATCCAAAGTCTATCTAAGTTCTTTAAGATTTATAGCATCTTCTGGAGATAAATCCCAAGAATTTATTTGGCTAAATATCTTATCCATCAAAGCATTATAGAAACGAATATTATCTTTGTACAATCTATAAAGAGACTCTGTAGATACGTTTGAGAAAGGTTCTTCTGTCTAAGAATGTTTGTAAAGATAACCTAAAACAGTGTTATAGTTCTATGGTTCAAGTGTCTAAGCATCAAATACTCCCATAGTTTGTAGCGCAAACTTTATAGAGTTTGATAATGCTGTAGCATCATCTTCTTTATTCAGAGCAGTTAATCTCTCATGGATTTTATTCCACTGAATAGTCTACTTTTCATTTTTATTACGCATCTTTGCATACGTTTTGTCCAACGCTTTGAACATATTGAAAAGTAACTTTCTTCTACGAACAGACTCAGACTCTTGGTTGTTTGATACATTCTTTCTCTTCTCACCATCATTCATTCTACTTATGTTAAAGATAACGTTCTTCTACATAAGTATGTCTGTTAGATCTTTGAATGTAGTGAAATCCTATATATCTCCAACTTCTGCTACAAACTTATCTATATCACTTCTGAATGGAAGTGCGTTTTTAAAATATTTTGTTATAGATATAAATACCTTCTTAACAAGAGACTTTAAAGTTTTATTTCTATCTAATGCAGCAGTAGAGTAATATCTTGCTAATACTTTAGTAATCAATTCTTCTTCTTGATTTAAAGCTTTTCCAGCATCATCAACATATATCTACTAAACTTCTTTAGAAAGCGATTTAAAGGCATTTCTAGCCTCTCTAAGGAGCTAATTATACAAAGATGGGTTATCATGCTTGATGTTATAAATAAACGTGTGTAAGAGCTCTTCTGCGACTATTTCAGTGGTAACTCTACCACTTCTTAGATATACAGTATTACCAGTAACCATAGCATTGTCAAGTACAGACATACCGTATGGTGATGGCTAAGACTCTTCTACCCATTGTACATTAAACTTAATACTAAATACTTCGTTTAAGTTGTTTATAATATCTTCTATCTTCTACCTATCTTTTATCTAAGTTTGTTTAAGATAATCAAAATTATCAGAACTTTCTTTATAACTAAATCTTTCACGACCAGTTTTCTCGTCAGTCCAATGACCAAGTTTTAATCCAAACTTATCATCGAGTATTTTTTTAATCTTACTTGCAGCTCCTTTTCTTACAGACTTTGGGTATTGATTAGAGTAATCTTCTGCAAACCTAATAACAGATCTAATGTCTCTATTATTACGACTCTTTGGTTTTAAGTTATCACTTATGAACTTTTCATCTATAATCTTATCACCGTTTTTATCTTCTTTTAAAGACTTGTCTATAATAGCGTAAGCTTTAAGTCGTATAGCTTCTTTTCTATTACCACCAGTAGCAACAAGTAGTTTATCAAATAAGACAGAATGAGCCCCATTTGGAGCTCTATCTATCCCATTTCCATTATTAGCTGACCAAATATGATAGGCAGCCTTTTCGCTTGTAGCTTGTACTATTTCATTAAACTCCCTCGCTACATCGGGATGTTTTAAATTAGGACATATTATCATAATTAATCAGTTTTTTATTTTTTACAATGATCCATATTAGACTAATCAAACTTAGAGTCATCAAACATCTATTCATCGTTAAATGTATTTTCATACACTTGCTTAATAGCGTCCTTACCGTCTTGATTTAGTTCACGAGTACCAATACCTGCGAAGTTTTTAGTAAGTTTAGGAATACCGCTGAATACCTACCATGAACCATTAAGATTTGTAAACCACTGCTTACGTATCTAATCATATACATATACAGGTTTATTATCATCTATAGCCATCTAAACAGTCTGTCCAGTACTACCTTCTACAACACCATTTTTAAGATGTCCTACTGCAAATATAGCATCAGAATTCTAAACTTTAGATTTAGTTTCATTACTATAATTCTATGATACAACGCCATACTTTTCACCAATTGCACCCCAGTAAGAATCAGAACCAACAGCTCCTCCAGAATGGTTTACATAATAGTTTGATTCGTAATCGCTATTTTTAATCAAACCATTATAAATCCAAGCGTTACTAAAATATATATTGTTTGGTATAAGTCCAGCTTCTTTGAACATATCAGCCATTTCTATACCAGTATATCCGTTAAGTGAAGATTCTTCTACATTTGTATAAGCTATTGCAAACTTTTTATTTGGATTCTATTTTGCAGTTTTATACAAATTACTAATATTATTAATAATTTCTTCTTTTGATATACTTCTTAATCCTTTATTTTCTTTTACACGAAGATCTTTTGTAGGCAGTGCATATGAATCGCCAACCAAACCTTCTCCAATTCCGTATTTAGCACCAAATTGTGTAACAGCAATCTTTGCTGCTCCTGCGCCATGTCTGCCTTCTGGGTTTGACCCGAATACAAATACATAACCATCGTTTGGCTATATACTTTCTCCGTAAGAATGATTATTTAAAGTTTGATTTGGAGTAGATTGAGTAGCCTCTTCAATTCCTCGTGAGTCATAACGTATTATATGATTCTAAACATCATCTTTTATACTATTCCATGTCTATACTTGTTTTTCCGTTAAAACACTCTAAACCTAAGGACTTTCTAACCACATTTGATATGTAACAGTTTTGTCTGGATTATCAAGAACATCTTTAGCATAGTCTAAATAACCATAAGCTAACAGTTTATAATAAGTATAAACCTAAGCTGTGTTTTTAAACTGCTTTATATTATCTTTCTCTCTAACCTATATTGGGCCGTTCATATAATCATATTCTTCTGCTATAAACGTTTTAGAATCCATAACTATATCACCAACTTTAATCTCATCATTTTGAGCTGTAACTTTAGCGTCAAGGCCAAGATTTATTAATGCATTTAACTGTGATATTTTATTTATTTTAACATCATTAGCTTTATAACCTAAATCAAAATAATGTTCATAAATATCACCTTGTCTGGTATGAAATCCTTTAGGCTTTACAAGTAAATAGATAGCTGTTCCAAAATGCTATGAATGATAGTATAGCTAAAAATACCTATCAACTCCATTTATATTCTTAATAATCATTTCACGTGGAGAGTCAGTTGATAATAAGAGAACGTTTTTAGCTTTCTTATCAAAGAATTTAGCTTTCTTATCACCAATCTTCTTAATTACACCACTCTTTGTTCCAAGATTAAGTATTATAGATTTTTCATCTATATCCCAGCTATTGTTATCTAATGTATCTTTAATATACTTGCCAAGATTAAAATTAGAATCAACCTAACCAGAAATAAATTCATATGGTATATACTTAGCTAACTTATTCCATCCAGAGAAAGATCCACTTGTTAAATATGCATACATTACAAGATCTTTTGCAAAGTTTGATACATTTTCATCTTTATCATTCAGCATATCTAACCAAGCATCAGCGACTAAATCTGTAGAAGTTCTACTTCCGTCAAGATTATCAGATAGTTTTAAGAATACAGGCTATTCTACTTTATTACCATTTATCATAACATCCTAAGGAACTTCATCGAAATACAATTGCTGTAACAAGAAGTTCTTTTTCAAATAAGCATATTTAGGATTGTTCTATATATGATAATTTAACATGTTTAATCTTGCTGGTATACTATAAGATCCGAAGAATAAATCATGCATATACTTATCATCTTTACCCATATGATTTCTTATATAATCAACTATATACTTCTGATTTATCTAAGTTTGTATATGATTTGATATAGTATTTAACTATTTTTCATTAAAATAATCACCATATATTCTTCTTGTAATTCTTATAACATCATCCTAAAAATGTGGATTTGCATTAAATGATATATGACCAAGTATTTTTGTTGGTAATGTAATTGCACTATATGTTTTTGAGTCTATCCAACTTCCTTTAAGAAATCTTTCTAAAGATTGCCTATCAAAAATATCAGAACGTTGAAGATCCATATATTTCTTCAAATAAATCTATTGCTATAATATAGTCTTTCCGTGCTTTCTTGTATCAATCTTAGTAAGACTTACAAGATTAGCTAATTGTGTTGCATATTTATTAATAAAGTTAAACATAGCTAATACATCTAACTACTATGTAGCTTTATTAGGATCACCTAAAGCATTTTCCTTAAGAACATTGTTATTATCATTAAGAATTAAATTACTGTATATAAACACAGACTAATCTTTATCAACTCCAGATAATTGCTTTTCAGTAAATCCATATTTAGCATAAATAGCCTAATATTTATCTTTTAGAGCTTGATTTGGATTTTCGTATTGCAAGTAGTTATTATTAACTTCGGCGTAAGCCTAAGCCATATCTTTAATTATAGGCTAACACATAAGCCATAATGCTTTCTAACCAACACCCATACGACTTAAGAAGTTAACAATATTATAAGTATACGGATTGACATTTAGTCTACTAATCCATGGGTCTTTCACAATATCTACGTGTGCATTTATAAATCCAGACATCCAAGAAGCTATAGGGTTACCATTATTGTCAAACAGCTTATCAAGTCTATCAAGACCAATCTTTCTAAGAGTATCTACATCCTTAAACTTAAGTTGATATAATCTTGCTAACTCATGATTTGTTACATTCAATGCAAATGGACCTATACCTTTCTTACCAGTTATATAGTCATTTTTTCTATTAGTCTGCTCATGTAGTGTGCCGAAGTTATAAGACTCATACTTAGTATTTTCTGGAACAGGTAGAGCGTCAGCTACGCTTTTTGATAGTTCAGTATCATTATCAATAGACTTATATAAGAAGTGTATAGAATTATCTATATCTCTAAGCAAAGTTTGCATTACATCTATAATATCATTCTATAACAATTGCTCCATATTTAACTCCTATTTCTCACCGTGCTTAAATCCTAAGTTTTTAGATATTAAATATAAGTGGTCAATATCAAAGTCAGAACCAGTAATCTTTGTAAATTCTTCTGGTAGTATTATAGCTGATTTTGTTGCTGGAATAACATCAACAAACTTAAGAGCGTGTATTGAAGATTGTGCCTAAGTAGGAATACGATAACCTATTGTTTCTGATGTAGAATTATCTCCAATAAGATCATTATCAATCAACCACTGTCTTGCTTCATTAAAAGACAATCCATGTGGTAATAAACTTTCAAAGAAATCTATACTCACAACAGCATCCATAGTTCCCTCAGAGTTAATCATCTGTAGCCTCTTTCCACCATTTATAGATATATCCATATTCTTATCACTCTATAAAGAGCCATCTTCTATAGCGAATACAGATCTTTGTGTAAATGATGTACCAGGAAGATTAATATCAATAATATCTTTATTAATCTTTGATATAAGAATACTTTCTACCCAAGACGCATTTCCAACTGATGAAAGCGGAACGCTAAACTCTCCATTATCATCAAGTTCTACTGATTGCAATACAGCTTTACTAACACCTCTCGTACCTAACTATTCTTTTAGATATTTGCTAAGCTTCTTATTGTCAATTCCATTTTCTTCATCACCATCTATAAAGAAGTCATCTATTATTTTTCTCTTTCCAATATCAGATATTTTCTTTATAGCATCCATCATCTTATCTAACAACTCGGATCCTTTAACACCATTATAAGATCTATCCAAGCGCAAGTTTTGCAACACAATCTTAACCATCTGTGTACCAATAGCCATCAAATCTCCCTCTTCTGGATCAGTGTTGAGCTGATTTCTAAGATGATCATATCTTTGAGTGTACTTGTTAAATGGACCACTTAGTTTACTACCATCAAACTTAATAGCGCCAACAGAGCCAACCTTAACAGCTGAGTCCATAAGTATTTGATCAACTCCTTGTTTTAGCATCTCATTATAGATAGCGTTCATTCTACCTGTTGCTAAACATGGGAATATTGGGAATAAGGCAAACTTGTCATAATAATGTACAGCTACATTTGATACCTGACTTCCATTTATAGAATGTTCATGTATTCCGTAAGCGGTATATTTAGTAGCAACGATATTAACAGCACTATATACTAATTTGTAAGCATCAGCTTTATCCATCCATGAATACTTTGTATCATCGTTTGTAAGTATTTCAAAAGCCTTAGCAACTTTATTAGTATACTTTCCTTGCATTCTAATAAGGTTTCTACACATGTCAGCAGTTATATAAGATGCACCGTCAGCAACGTTTATATCATCCTTTAGACCGTCTGAAAAACTCTTAGCATCGTCTAATGCTTTTTGTAATAATCTTACTAACTCTTCATTATTCTTACCTTTATGTTTTTCACCATTAAAATTAAATTCTTTAGCAGCTTCTATAAGATCTTCTGGATTTTCTTTATACTTTTTACTTTTCTTATTATATGCAGCATGATAATCACCTGTATAATTTGAATAAATATCTCTTAAAAGAGAATTTTTAAACTTATCGTCAAGGCTATTTACAACATCAGATTTTGAAGAAACTTTATAATCCTTGCACTCTGCACAAGTATATTCATCTCCAACACCTGGTAATTGATTAATATTATCATCTCCAGTAGAAACCATACCACCAAGACGTTTCTGCAAGTCGAATGTACTATCTTTAATTCTTCCATTCTTAAAGTCATACGCTACTTTAAATAAAGCAGGGTGACCAGAATAGCATCTATAACACTCTTCAGAACATACAATAGATTTGTTTGTAATATCTGACAATATCATAGCTATAGCCAAACTTCTTGCAGCCTACATTCTTAAAGCCTTCTGATAATGATTTACTTCCTTTCCTGGAGTTTCTGGCCAATTCTACTGATACATAATAGACTGTAATGCAGCTATCTGGTTTTCATCAAGTATATCAGAATCTAAATTAAATATAGAATTCTTATCTTCTTTACCTACCTTTATCTCTCCAGTCTAAAAATCAGTCAAATCAATTCTTTTTACAATGCCTAATCTTTCAGCATTCTCTATAGCATGTTTTGTTTGTACAGCTAAAGTTAAAGCCATTCTATTCTTTCTTTCCTAAAGTGGTAAGTCAAAGAATTCTTGATTAGCTATCTTTAAATTTTCTTCTGAAGATTTATTTGGATCATTTATGTAAACCATTTCTAATCCATTCTCAGTCTACTTATATATTGATTTTAATGATAAGAATCTTGTTCCATTCGGTTCAACATTGCCTTTCTAAGTATGATAGTTAACAATCTTCTCTGAATCTGTAAGTACATGTAAACCTTGCTTTTCATAACCTGGAATGTCTTCATATCCAAGCTATTCCATTGTTTGTTGTATTCCTAAACGTTCAGTATCAGCATATTCAAGCATCTGTTGTATTAGATCGTCAGATGGTCTAATGAAGTACTCATCTCCAACTTTAATCATGCTTCCATAATTAGATACCTATACTGTTTTGTTTCCGTTTTCATCATTACCTGCATAGAACTACATTCCTGGAAGTTTTAAACCACTCATTACTACATATGTACTCTTATCTGATAATGTAGGGAATACAAAGTAATTCTACTGTAGCATTGATAGCTTAGCCATGTAATCCTATACAGTAGTTTGATCATTATAAGCACTACCATTATCATTGAAGTTATCGGTCTTAAATCCAATATATGTATGTAGCTTTAACTCTAAGTCTTTTTGATTAAGAATCTTCTTGAGTATCATAGATCCTCTATTTATTCCATCAGTATTAACTACATTATAATCAAAGCCTAATGTAACTTTCAATGTTGGATCTTCTGGATCATTTGAATTAAGAGCCTATGTTATATGAGATATAGCATTGTTTTGTGATATAGTAAATAGCTTCTTACCATCGAATGATAATGCTTGTTTACTAACAACGTTTCTATTTCTCATACTCTTATACTTAGCAAGCATTGATATAAATCCATTAGTAGGATACATATTCAATACAAGTTTCTGATCAATGTTACCATTTTTATCTACAACAGAACTTAATGTATTTATGAAAGAGTCTATAGAATTTAAACCCCTACTGTTCAACAACTGGAATAATGCTTCATTATATACAGAGCCATACTTCTTAGATAACATGTAATCCAAATCAGCTTCATTAAACATGATACCGATATTGTTTAACGCTTTTATAAAGTATTGTTTTATAATCTTGAAGTCAGATGGATCATTGAATGTGTATGTATTACCTTCAAGCTCTATCTATCCATTATCAAGACCAGACTTTTCTCTTAGTTCATTTATAAAGTTAGCAGTCTTTGAGAATATATCATTTCCATTAGTACCGCCAAATCCATCATTGAACTAAAGATTACCATTTACTTTAACTCTATTAAATACACCAACCTATCCATTTACTAAGAATGTATTCCAAGATCTTGGTATAACCATTTGATCTCTTTCCATAGAAGATGCCTTGATATCTATCTATTTACCACTATCTTGAGATATAGACTTAGCAAATATATAGTCTATCTATTGACTCTAAACAGCTTGTAATAATTGTATAGCAAATGATTCTTTGTCATAGTTAACATCTACAACATTGCCTTTCTCGTCATACTTATACATTCCGTCTACTATCTTATGTAGTTTAGCACTAAGCTGCATATACATAGGATCGTATTCTGATGCTTTGGCGTCGATATCTCTTACTAAGTCATATATATTATCAACATCACCTAAGTCGTCAACAATTGTATTATATACTTGCTTCAAAGGCATAAATGTAGGCTCACAGAACTCATTCAAATCAAGATCGTATACTAAGTATTTTTTACCTTTCTTATCGGTCTATACATTTGAGTATACAAGAGTAGACAATACAAACTTTACGCTCTTTGATACAGAGTCTAATTTATCGAACTCATATGAAGCTCTATCGAACTTGTCAATATTGGCCTTCTGTATAACATCATCAACATCATTATTATCTTCTGGATCCTCTTTTAATCTACTTCTAACATCTCCAACTATCTCATTACAGTAATCTGCAACTAAGTTTTGGATCGCAGCAAATTTAGGATATACTACAACCTTCTCTGTCTTCAAAGTAGTAACATCATCTTTTGTATGTTCAACTTCTTTAGTATGGGTTTCAGCTGTAAATATCTCTCTAAACGCCATGTTTATATAATCAGGTTCAACACCTGGCTATAAATCATATCCACAAAGTCTATCAATGGTTTTTTGTGGTAAGTTTCTAAGAGTGTTGTTATCTATAACAATTCTATCTCTTGATCCAAACTCAAGGTTCTTGTTTTCAAGTATATTAAAAGCAAGAGCTTTTACCATCTCATTAACATCAGAAGAGTTGTTTAGATATTCAAACTCAGCAGACTTCTTAGTATCGTTGTTTGTAACCTTGTAGTAAAGTGTATCACCAAACAACTTATTGAACCTATCCTTCTTTTCCTTACTTATCTTAGCATTAGCATACTTACCTTTATTTGTATCTCTATATAACTAAAATAAGTTACGAAGAGTCTTAAATCCATAATTCCTACCAACGCCAATATAGAATCCTATAGTCTTAAATAATGGCTTTATCTTAGAGAAACCTTTACTTTCTTTAAAACTCTACCAATTAGACATATAGTCTACAAACTGATCAGCTAAACCTTCAGCTACGTCTCTATCGGATAAAGATTTTCCATTGTAAGATCTATAAGAATCGTACAAAGACTGTCTTAGTTTATCATCTACACATAACTCTAAAATCTTATGGAATGCCTCATGATAAGCTGTAGACATCGGAGCGTATCTTGATAACTTTATAAACTCAGTTGTACAAACACCTATAGCAGCCTAACTCTGAGTTATCTATTCAAGATACTTTTCATGTTCTTTAGTAAATTCAACTCTACCGTTTGAACCTAATACTTTGTCAAAATAGCTCTAAACACCATTCATATAAGCAGCTTGTTGAACAGTATTTCTATCATTAACAATGTTAAGAATGTCGCTTATTTCAAATAGTCTACCATTTCTTTCAGATGATATCTTTTGAATTTGCTCTATAGTATTTACAACTCTACCACGTCTTCTATCTTGAACAGTTTGACTTGGCTTAAAGTTTTCTTTAGAATCAACACTTGGTTTAACTTTGTCTTCAAGTCTAAGATTGCTTATATTTATCTACCTATAGCCTAAAGATTTAGCTCTTGTGTATATTATACCATTTCTAATCAAATAACCTAAGTATGTAGAACCAATAGTACCATCATCATTCTTATGTGTAATATCATCTCTATTAAATGATAATCCATTAGGAAGTGTTATATGCTGTTTGTCATTGCTGAAAGCATTTGAGATCTATCTAAACAGCACATTATCAGAAGAAGATAGGTTCTGATTAAGAAGTGTAGCGTCAAAGTGTAATTGTTGCTTAGAAATTATACTCTGTAAAATTGGAGCGTCTTTAAATACATTGTACGTATTCTATCCTATTTGAATATTTCCGCCTTCTCCAAGAACAACCATGTTGTTTATGTTGTTATACTTAGAAAGCTTCTTCTTACTATCAAATACGTAAAGCATTTGCTTTATCATTGACAGAGTGTCAAATCCATCTATATTGTTCTGTCCATTATAATACTTCTATAACAACTCTACAACATTCTTAGCTCTACTATCACCGATTGTTTGTGCATTAAATGTAACGCCTATCTTATCATTACCAACTTTATAGTAGTATACGATCATACCACTACTTGTCTTAAGTACTTGTTTAGTAAACTTATCATCAAATCTACCAAGAGTCTAATCAAGATTATCTCCAGTTGACACGTTGTACATTACAACACCAGTCTTGTCGTTTGTTACAAACGTGGTAACACCAATGCCATCTTTTGCTGATAGTTTTATAGTGTATAAATCATGCTTATTTTGCTCATTAGCAAATACAAAGCTATCACTTATATTTATCTAACTACCTGGAGCTGAATACATGACAGAACCTTTATTTATTGTTACATCAAAAGCAATCTTTTTATCTGGATGTCTTTTAACGTAATCAGCCATAGCTAAATACTTCTTCTAAAATCTCTTTCTTCCTTCATTTATACCAGAAAGAATTTCAAGATCTCTTTCATCAGCATTTGGAAAGTCACTTAAGTCGTCATGGAATGATAACTCACAGAATCTTCTTTTATTCTCTTTCTTGCTCCAATAGTTAACACTAAGCATAACTTGTCCATTCTTAGTATAAAGATTGAAAATAGTATGCTTATTATTATCATTAACATCTTCATTGGTTCTATAATCATCAAGGAAGTCACCTTGTGTAGACATTGAATAGTAATGACCATTACTTCTCATATCTTTAAAAGATGGAGAAGTCTTTGTAGATCCACCATATCTATCAATATGTCTAACTGGCATTCTTTGAATTCTCTCAGCTTCAGTTATTGCAGCAGTATCATACTTCTCATCTGGCTCAATACTATACTTGTAGTAGAAGTCTTCATAAAGCTTATTACCTTTCTATACTGCTTTGCTTAACAGGATTTTTAAAGGTTCTTCTTGCATTTGCTCTATCTAATTAGTAGCATTGTCAAGTAAGGCTTTAAAGTGGTTAGTAAATGCACTACTATAGAATTGAATTAAAGTTTCATCATTTGATATATCTTCTAATACATGTTCCTCTAAAGTATCTATCCATGTTTTAATCTGGTTAAAATACTGTAAAGCTACAGGAGTATTACTATCAGATGTTGGTTTATCAAACTGAGCAAGCCACCACTTAGGTATGAATAAAGACTTTTTGCCAAAAGCTTCTTGATTTGATACAACAAAGTCAATTGCAGAAGTAACAAGTTGCTGTTCAGCAGTAACATCTACATCTCCAGTTTTATCATTTAGTAAAACATAGTTTATAGATAACTGAGCTTCAGCTATAGCCTAATACAATCTATTTACATTCTCAATCTCTTGTACATTAGATGGCTTTAAACTTGGTACAATGCTTAATATTCTATCAAGTTGATGACAATTTTCTTCCATCTACTAATAAAGAGCATCCTGGCTTTCTCGAGCCTCCTAAAGATAATCAAAGTCTATACTATCTATTATAGCCTACTCTTCACTTGTTTTATTCTATACGTTTTCACTTAGTCTCTGTTCTTGCTGATTCAACAGCTCTTTGATATTGTCTATAGCTTGTTGTAACTGCTTTATATAGTTTTCGCTAAGCTATACATCATTGAACTATTGTAATTGTAAGTATTCAGATTTTGAATTAAGCTGATCATTTATACCATTATATTCATCTATAAGCTACTTAGCCTTTTCTTCATTCTATTTAAGCTTCTTCTGTTTATCTTGCTCGCTAAGACGAAGGTCTCCATCCTTAAGTAACACAGAACCATCTTTACCTTCTAATTGGTATACACCTCTATCTGCTACTATTGGGAGAGTTGTTACTCTAACAACATTAAGATCATATGAGTTTTGTAGAATCTACTGTATATCTTGTAAATGCTCATTCTAAGCCTCTCTAAACGTCTATCCTCCGTATACTCTTACTGGAGAATCAAACTTGTCTGATATCTTTCTATATCCAGTTCTTACGTCAATTACAGTAATGTTACCATTTAGATCTTTTAATACAATATCAGCTTCAGATGATGCGTTCTTGTTATCATCAAGCTTACCGAATACATTATCTCCTAAGTCTAATATTTCAAATCCAGAAGCAATCAATTTATCTCTGAATTCTGCTATATTCTGTACAATCTTAATAATCTATTCGTTCTTAGCATACTCTCCATCAATACTTATAGGATTACCAAACATTATGTCTCTAACGAGCTGTCTGAACATCTTTCCATAGAACAAGCCTTCTGATTCATTTGTGTTAGAAATTATAGTTTTAGCTATATGTTCTATCATTCCTGGATATTCTCTATAAGCAGAGAACAACTCTGAATTTTCACCTAAACCTAACTGCTTGCACAACTCTATGAATTTACTTTCATCATCTACAGCTTCATTAAGTCTCTAAATATAACTATTAAGTACAGATTCGCTTATATGCATATCATTATTTGGATATATCTATATACCGTCATCCGTTTTTGTTATTGTACCAGCGTAACTTGATAGTTCATTTATAACCTAAGATTGCTTTGTCTTTATAACTTCGTTGATATCTCTTTGGCTTGCTTGTTGTCTTGGATCAATCTTTACACCTTCTGATCCATACTTCATAACGTCATCAATGTTTGACAAGTTATCTTCGCTAACGCCATTAAACAACATTTTGCTTGATTGTTTTACATAGATGTTTCTAAGTAATGGCATATAGTCTTCTGACCACTTATCTCCCATTATGTCTTTAATGTCGCTTACAAACTGTGATATCTTATAAGCACCTTGTTCTGACAGTCTAATTAAGTCGTTTCCTATATTAACAAGTCTATCTTGAAATGGTAATATAGTAGAGTTTAGATTTCCTTTCTTAAAGTTATTATATCTGTTCTTTCTTCTTTGGAAATCTCTCTTAGCTCTTTCTTTTCTTTGCTGATACTTTCTCTTATTTTCAGCTAACTTAGAGTTGAGTCTTTCTTGTCTTTGCTGTTTAGTGTCTTCTACACTTTCTTCATTTGAAGCTTCATCTAAGTTACCTACAGTTGACTCCTATGCAGCCTAATGATCTTCTTTAGCATCTTCTTCAGCTTGTTTACGTAGCTCATCATTATACTGTTCATATAATCTTACAGGAGCATCGCCTTCAACAACTTCTTCAGCTAACCAGTTAGTTGTATCTTGTCTGTATTTAGTATCAATTATAGCATCAACTCTCTTTGCATAGCTATCTTTTGAAACAGCCTCATCATCCTAAATAGCATCTTCTACTTCAGAGTTCTGCATCTCTTTCTCTATGGCTTCTTTATCACCACTAAGAATAGCGCTTGTGAGCTTATTAGAACGCTTCTGACGGGCTCTAAAGGCTGTTGGGTTATATACTACCTTTCCATCCTTATTCTTCACCATACCGTAATTAAACTGGCTTAAATAGCCATCTGTTACAGTCTTGTCGGCAGATAACATAATGCTACCTATTATAGAATGTTGTAAACCATCACTACTATGCTTAGATACATCATCTATCTATTCAAGCGCATTTAAAGCTTCTTCATCTGTAGATCCTAAATCTATATCAAACTTCTTCAAATGCTCTTTAGCGTTATCTATATACTTCTGTACATGACCATGTATAAGCTTAGCATCAGCTCTATTTGTTTTTAGACCTAACTTTTCAGATGCAAACTTAAAGTAATCCTCAATGGTATTTAGCTAAGCCTTTAATGTTAATGCAGCTTTTAAAGTATTAACAGCTTTGGTCTTCTCTTCTATATACTCGTTTACAGCTTCTTTACTTCTCTTGTCATTAGCATCCTAAGCTTCTTGTTTTACATTTTTAAGATGTTCTTTAAACTCTTCAGTCTCAGTATCAATACCAGCATTTTTGGCACTTTCTATTTCAGCTTTTACAGCTTCGTGTCCAGCGTCAACATTTCTTCTGGATATTTCCATCTGATTGCTGACATCATTCAGATATCTATCAGCTACATCCTAAACGCTCTTCTTAAACTCATTTGAACTATATTCAGCGTTTATAGACCTATCTATAGATTCTCTCTGTTCTGCATTTTCTTTTTGCTGGTCATACAAATTGCTTAAATCGGCAACAGCATGAGCATATCTTTCTGTTCCGTATTTAATACCTTTAGCTTCAAGAGTAGCTCTAACGTTTTTGTTGTTAGCTGTAGCTGCAAGCTGGTTAATATGATTAATCTGTTCGTCATATTGTTCTGCAGTGTACATAGGAGACTCTCTTCTTGAATCATTCTACTTAGCATCTTGTAAAGCCTATATTAACTCTTGAGTTTTAGTATTTCCAGCAAGTTTAAATCCACCGCTTGTTATATGTTTAACAATATCAGCATTATTACTACGCTCTATATTACTAAACTCTCTATCCATTATAGCGTTCTATGTAATGAAATCATTAGCTTTATACTGTCTGTAAGCACCTCTAATGTTTCCAGGTAATACCATACCCATAGGGTTCATGAAACCCATAGAGAATCCACCTTTTACATTTGACCAGAACTCTTTGTCATCTTTTAATTCAGAATCAGCTAAACCTAATACTGATAAATAAGCTTTAGCAACCCTTGAACCTTGAACGAAGTCATTAGCTATAATATCACCTATAGATGGTGCGTTCCATCCATATTTCTTAGCAAAGTCTTCTTTAGAGTTTAAGTACTGAACACCTTCCTCTGCACCTTCTGACATAGCTGAAGCTAAACCTCTCGCAACAGTATTTCCAGTATAGGCTAAAGCTAACTTCTACCATTGTTTTGGAGCTATCTTATCGTATATATGCTGGAACTTATACATAGCTCTTTCGCCTATATCGTCAATAGCATGTCTAAGGTTTTCTGGAAGAGCTTTCTTTGCTAAGTATGTAGCAGCGTTTGCAGAACCAAGTACAGATCCTCCAACTACGCTTCCACCGTAACCAAAACCAGCAGACTTACCAATTGTAGAACCTGCTCCATAACCTTTCTTGAAAGCTTCTTTTAAAGATCTACTCTTAGCATAACCATTAGAATACTTTTCAACTTGACGAGCAGCATTAACAGCAGCAGACTCTGCGCTTTCTTCAGCCGCTCTTACAGCTAAGTTACCAGCATCATCAACTACGGTCTTACCTAACAGATTCTTATAGATAGCTCTCTTTCCAGCTTTAACGCCATCCTTAATAGCAGTCCATGTTCCTTTAGCTAAAGGCTTTACTGGAGTAGCGAATTGTACACCTAACTGTACTGGCATTTCAGCCATAGTTCTCATGTTGTCTGTATAGAACTAAGCCTATAGGCCTTTTGAAGCGTCTAAGACCATCTTATACAGCTGTGGGCTATTATTATGCGTTAAGCCAACATAGAAATCTTGTAGCACGTTTCTAAGAGACTCATCATTATTCTAATTGTATCTTGAATCTATCCACTCTTTACTTCTACCTTCAGACTTCCAGTATTTTATACTCTGGTTCTTTAGATCATTTACAATATCATTATAATGCTTGTCGCCAGATGCTACTTTAGACTTAATGATACTCATTGTATTATCAAGTCGTTTATCTCCAGTCTCAACATAGTTTTCATCAAGACCACCTTTTACCTACCAATAAGATGATATAGCTGTTCCGATAGGTGCTGCAATATTAGAAGCTCCATCTGTTAATGGAGATAAAGCTAAACCTGCTATTGTTGAACCATGTCTTATAGCATTTGCAGTAACCTAACTTAAAGAAGAGTTTGAGCTACCTTGCATACCAGGCATTGTAAATAGATAATATCTTGGATCAAATAGAGATGCAGACTAGAATGCTTCTTCAGCTTTAACATATTCTTTCGATGGTGTTAATCTGTTAGAATGCATGAAATCCTTAGCTTTCATGTCTCTATTATAATCATCAAGGTGCTCTTTGTTTTGAGTCTTTAGATCATCTATATAAGCTTTAGTTGCATTGTCATCAGTTCCGAAATTATCTTTTACAATTTTATCGTATTGTTGTAAGTTTAATTTATTTCGTCTATCTGCTAATTCTTTTGCTCTTGTATCTTGACTTTTCTATCCTGGTAGTGTAAATGTACTAAGTGCATCTGCTGTAGCATCTAAGACATAATTAAAGAAGCCTTTATTGTCATTTACATAATTAGTCTTATAGATATTATCAAGCTGTTCAGCTTCTTTCTTTTTATTAAAAATATCCTAAGAATCTGCATTTAACTGCTGAAGATATTCATTTACAACCTATTTATCAGACTTTGGATCATTTAATAATTTGGAATACATAGATCTTTGGCGATTTATATCCTAAAGCATTCTATCATATTCTTTAACCTTATTATGGACTTCTGCCATTCTAATTTTATCATTATTAAACGATGCTTTAGACATCTTTTCTTCAGCATTACCGTCTATAGCATTTCCAAAGAATCTTGAGGCTGTATCTAAAATAAATTTATCAACAACAGCAGCTGGTGCGGAAATTTTATCAAGAATAGTAGAGTTATCTGAATTTGCTATTTTATTATAGAGATCACCTAATTTGTTAAAATATTCACTACTTGCTTGATCTCTCTCAGCTTCCTATTTACGTAAAATCGCCTGACTCTATTCGTATTCTTTTCTATTTCTATCCTCCCAAAACTTTTTATCATCAAGTTTAGCTTTTCTTTCAGCATAAACTCTATTCATATTCTAAACGTTTTTCCTAACAGTGTTGTTAACAGCTGTATTAACGTTTTGTTTATTTAAAAGAGAGCTTTGGTTTGATGGGATATTTTTAGCAAACTATTTTACTTCAGAAAATGGTTGTAATATTCTTTTCTGAAATATATTTGGCTACCTAAATGGCACGCCTTTACCTTGTGTTAAAGAATTCTCCATAATTATTATTTCTTACCGTATCTATTATCTTTGTATGAACTTGGTCTTTCTTTTACTTCTATCATATATAATCCATCGCCAGCCTTATTCTACTTATAATCAGTCTTTATGTTACCTTTACCATCTGTATATTTCTTTCCATTATACAAGTAACCAGATATATAATATTTTATACCTTTATCCTTTCCATGGTTTACAGCGTGTATCTAACCAGTTGGAGCAAACATAAGATTCTTCTTGTCTTTTGGAGATAAGTTTACTCTCTTACCACCATTATATATATCTTTGTGTGAGAATAACGCTTCACTTGCTTTTGCTTCTGGAATACTATATGTAAAGTTACCACTCTTTGTAACATTAGCTTTAAGACCATCAACTACTGGATCTATTTTTAAGTTATAACTATCCTTTGGTTGATATCCAATAAATGACTTACCATTCGTTCTTGCATCGTAGAAGATGTCTGTAGTTTTATTTTTATCTCCATTCTTTAGTCCGTCATAATAAGCTTTAAGACCAATTCTTGCAGTTTCGTGTTGATTTCTAAGATTTTCAAGAGCTATATCTTTCTGTAAGTCCATAGCAGCTTTAGCTTTAGCAAGAGCCATATCATTATTAAAGTCTTGATTCTTAAGTGCAAATTTATCAGCTTCTCTTGCTAATGGAGTAGCTACCTAATGATCAGCAACTATTGCATTATCCATAAATCTACGATCAATCTAATCCTCTGTAGGATTACTTATTCCAGCTCTCTATAGATCTAACTTAGCTTGGTTTCTATGATACATATATAATGGATCACCTTTTAATCCAGGCATCCAGTTCTATAAGCTATCACGCATATCCTTTTCGCTTACACCTTGATATTCGTAACTTGGATCATACTTCATACCTCTTGACTCTACTTCTTCTTTTGTTAAGAGATGAGGCTTTATGCCTTCAAATGTAGGGTGTACATACTGTTGTAAGTTTTTATAAGCTGCAGCACTTGATCTATTCCATACACCATTCTTCATAGTATCCCAATTAAGTGGAGAGTTTGGATTATTAAATCTCTCATAATCTTCGTTATACTAACCTTTTGCTGCAAGATCGCTTATACTATCTAAGTACTTCTAAGCTTGAACTGCAGAAGCTTTTAACTTTCCAATCTACTGTGTTGGAATGTTGTTTATATGTCTCTATAACATAGCTCTACCTTCTGGTGATCTTAGAGGGTCTATACCTTTATCGTATAAACCCTTTATCAAATCCTAAGTAGAACCTATAATATTTTTATTATACCAATCCATATCGCTTGATATTGGACTATAGAAATCATTATAATTCTTTTGGAATTCTTTAAATTCATTAACACCTTGCTGATACATATCTTTTGCAGCATTAATAGATGCTAACATTATCTAAGAATCATATAGATCTCTAACTGGTAGTTGTATCCACTAATCTCTTGAATATACCATAATTATTAAAACATGTTATTCCACTTATGATAACTTATAGGTGGCATTTGTGTAAAGTTAGTAATATAATTTGCTGGAGTATACGCATAGTTTTCAACATTTGTAGTTGGATAACCATAAGTTCTTACAGCAGTTCTTGTAGGTACTGTTGTATATACAGGAGTAGTTGTAGTACTCGGTTCGTCTTTATAGTATCTACGCATATTCTCTCTATCCATATTTACTTTCTGTTGATATAAACTCAACATTCCATTACCAGTCTTTCTCTTATACTCATTTGCAGCATATTGCTGTATATAATCCATAAAGTTTCTAAGACCCATCTACATACCCTATTGTCTTGCAGCGTGAGCTTGAGAAGTATACTCTGTATTATACTGATTAGCTTGTTGTCTACGCTGTGCTGTCTAACTACCTAAATTACTAGCCATTTCAGCCCATCTACTTCTATACTGATTATTTATCTCTTGCGCTTTCTAAATAGTATCAGCTATATTCTGTTGTGTAGAAACTCCAGCAGCAACGTTTGCTAAGTACTTCTAAGCTCCACTTAAACCACCAGCTCTGTTGATGTTATATCTATTCATGCTGTCTTGGTCATAAACCTTCTGTATTGCTCTATAAGGATTTACTCTAAGCTTAGCCATTTCATTTAATGCTGCTTGTTCATATGGATTACCAGCATAAATATCTGGAGTGTGAATAGATTGGTTCTTAGCGTTGAAATACTAACCAACGCTTGACAACATTCCGATTCCCATAGGAACTGCATTGCTCATCCAGCTTGCTGGTTCTATGTAACCATAATTTGATCCGTTATAACCTCCTTTAAATCCAGGTAAATTTCCTTCTGTGTACATTTGTCCCTATTGTTGATGTTGTATAGCCTGTTGGTTAGATAAATCTTTCAACTTATCAACTATTGGCTATTTAATTTTATTAACTTGTTCCTACTGAAATTTATCGCTATCCTAACCAAGTCTACCTCTAAGTTTATTTAGCTTATCGTTAGTGCGATTCTCGTACTTCTTATTTATCTTTTCTAAAGCTAATGTATATGGCATTGATTGATCTTTGAACGTCATTCCATTTCTCCAATCTATATCCTATCCAAGAACGATTGTGTTGTTCTATAGATTAGCAAGATTAGTATCTTTTCCTGGAGTACCAGTTTTTACAACATGACCAGTTGTATTACTTGTGTCATTTATGTTATCTATAATACTTTCTCCAGCAGCTACTCTTGCATTAGGGTTAGCATCTGTTTTACCTAAAGATGTTAATACATTATTACTTGAAATACTTTCAGATCCTTTATATCCAGCATCCTTTCCACGCTTAGCATATAAAATATCGTCTTGTGTAGTACCGTTTTCATTGTAATATTGATTAGCTATATAGTCAGACTGTGCTGCAGATTGGTTATATCCATTAATGTTTATTCCTTTAATACGAGCTTCTTCAAGACGTCTTTGCATCTTTCTCTTTCTGTGAGCGCCGCCAAATAAACCAGTTATAAAACCTCCTACAGCACCGATAGCTCCACCAACTACAGATCCAATTGGACCTACAATAGATCCTACTGATGCTCCTAAAGAAGCTCCAGTAGCTGTAGTTTTTAATGTAGCAGCTTGACTTTCTTTTCTTACTTCAGTTAACTGTTTATCGTAGTCTACATCATTTACTTTCTGGTAACCATAACCAATTCCATTTGAATACGAAGTTCCAGATTCGTCTAATATATTACTTGCACTTTTAACTCCAGCAAATGCATTACCAATACTGCTTCCGAATGCAATTCCAGACGAAAGTATATTACCAGCATTTCCTGCAAGTCTACCTCCAATACCAGGTCCTGGATTACTAATTGGCTATCTATATCTTTCTAATCCAGTTGGGATTCTTACACTTCCAGGAATACCTACTTGATTTGCTAAATTAGAATTCTGCCAAAATGGAGTATAATCTCCTGGAGGCAAAGCCATTCCATTTGTACCAGTAGCAAACCCTGGAAGATATTTATATTTCATTCTTTTATTTTTTAACTCCATAATGTTCTAAATTTAGTTGTTATATAATGTAATTGCATATCATCAGATGGAGCTTCTCCATTTACAGTGCAATATGTTGATTTACCTCTTAATCTACTACCATACAATTGATTTAATTCAGATGGATCAATCATTCGTGGTATAGCGTATCTATAATCATAATATCTATTTGATATATCTTTAAGAGGATTTATGTTTCCAGTACTGCATTTTGCTCCATCATTTACACTGTATGAAGCATAAAACTATTTAGCCATACCTTCAGTAGCTCCAAATCTAACATTATCAAATACTTTAACAATATTAGGTTCAGCGTTAACAACGTAAACAAGTTTAAAATCAATATTTTTATTAAACATTGTATGATTATTACCACTAAGAGAATCTATATAACCAGCATAACTATTTATAATACCATTAACATCTCTACTTTCGGTCTTATTTGCTATAAATGTATCATACTTACCAATTATACTATCACAGTGTCCACAATAACTATATTTAGATATAAATGCTTGTTGTAATTCATTAAATACAAATACACCATCTTTTGATGTAAAGTATACTTCATTATATCTTGGATCGGTTAATACTTTATATCTACTAATCTAATACTCACCATCAGTTCTATATTCTTTAGATACTACTGTATTTATATTCTTAGTAATTGATATTTGTTTATAATCACCACCTCCATTATACTAACAGAATACTGTATTAAAAGCGTCTATCCAATAAAGAGATTGTGTTGTAATAGCATATGCAAATACATTATCTTCAAGTCCAGATGTTGTAGACACATAATCATATCTACTTAATAATCCACCAGATCCTAATAAAACCTCATGATTGTTATTATCAGTAACAGCAGTTCTTTCATTAACAGAAAACGCTCCAAATGACTTCTCTTGCCAGAACATAAGATTGTTTTTAAATCTCTTGAGTCCAGTTATTTTACCATAGTTTGGATCAACGTCTATATAGTTTGCAGCTTTAAAGTTCTACCACGAATCTTCTAATTCTCCATTTTCTTTCTTTTCAGAGTATCTACATCTATATGGATAAGATTGTTTGTCTTTTGTGTCATATGATATTGTAGAATAATTCTAACCTATAGTTTTATTTAAACTATAAGCTGTGTTGTATGAATATTGTGGAACTGTCTATTTGAATACTCCATCTACATTAGATGGCTATTCTTGTACCCATGAAACATTTATATTATTAGTATTTCTACTAAACTTATAACCATGATCAATATACATGTTAATAGAACTTTCTACAGGTATCGCATACTAAACATTCATAGTAGTCAATAAACCAATAACTCTATTTGACACCTTGTGAGCAGAAGTATATTCAAATGGTCCGATATAAGTATCACCGCTAAATACTTCTATAACATTATTCTCGTTGTTATTAAATTCTTTTATATCAGAATAACTATAATATTTACTATTATCTTTAGCTACTTTTGTATAACCGCCATACGGTATACAATTTCTTGTAATATTACATAAAAATGTTCCAAACGAACTTACATCTATATAAGGTGATTTTTTTGTATAACCATCACCTTTGTATACATATTCATTTTTTGACGCACCATCTGGATAGTATATAGTTTTTGTAGCAAATGTTCCTTCTGATGTTTTTTCAGTCATAGTTAAAACATTGTCAGTTCCAATTGTCTCAGACAATATTTTGTCATTCTGTTTTAATTGTTTTTTTAGTTTACCATCTATTGTAAATAATAAAGATGTTCCACCAAGAGAATACATCGCAATATCAGTTAAATGTATATCTTTCTTTTTTATACCTTTTGGCTATTCATTATACTATCCCCAACATACTACATTACAGAAGCCATGCTCTCCAACTAAATTTAATTTATCTGAAAACTTCTATTCAGTTTTATCATTTTTAACTTCAAATAAATCATTCCATTTAAGAGATTCTGAAATCTATTTACTATTTATGCCGTATTGATTCTTAACATCATGTTTAATAACACTATATCCAGTTAGTTTATTATCTTCTGTTATTTGATATGTAACATATGGATCTAACGGGTTATGATCATTAACAAGCACACTATTTGACTAAGAATATAATTTGAAATACTAATATTTTATTCTCTATGCATACTCTATATCATAAGTTATTCTACCTGAAGCTATGTAGTCAGATGGCATATTTACAGAATATTTACAATCTTCAACTAAAAGATCATGACTTGTATTAATATTTACATCATACGCACTATATATATTATTTATCTAATCATATATAATTAAGT